ATGATCGACATGCAAGACCCCATCTTCATCCGGCTTCGAGACAGCAAGCGCGTGCAGCGCTGGACTCTCGTCGGCATCGCCGTCATCGCAGCTTTGGCAATGGCCTTCCCGTTCCTGACGGGCGCCTATCGCTAACCCCAAATCCATTCACCAGAGAGGACAACCATGCCGCAGATCGCAATGCAGGACGTCGACTCGTCGCAATTCCACAGCATCGGCCACGACGTCACCAGCAACACCCTCGCCATCCGGTTCAAAAGCAAGGCCGGTGCGGGGAGCCTGTACCACTACGCCAACTTCACGGCAGCAGAGTTCGAGGCATTCAAGAACGCGGAATCGATCGGCGCCTACTTCGGCAAGTACATCAAACCGGAGACGGCCAAGTATCCCTTCACCAAGGTCGAGCCGGCCACGGTTGCCTGATCACCCTTTAACAGGAGTCTGGACATGGACGACTTCGTAATGATCTGGGCGCTGCTGGCCTTCGTGCTGGTTGTCGGCGTGCCCCTGCTTTCCACGCTGCGATGAAAGCCTACATCTGCTGCTACTGCGGCGCCGGCGACCACACCGTAGCCGGTTGTCCATGGACCAGATTCGCCCGGGTAACGCTTGCCCGCCCCTGAACTGAACGAGAAAGACATGACCCAAAAGACCAACGACGGGGAATGGACAGCCGAAAAGGTGCCGATGGAAGCCGTGGAGGCGTTCAACGAGCACTGGTGTTGCAATGCTGTTTACGACTGGCCGGAAAGCAGCATTGCGAAATGCAAAGCCGGGATCGCGGCAGCCGTCAACGCGATGGCCGACGAGACCGCATACCTGCTGGCCGGCAAGAATGGCGAACGGTTGCTGGAATCGGTTGCGCAGTTTCGAAGTGCCGCGAGTGCCGACAAGGCGCAGGACCAACGCGATATTGATGCGCGGGAGGCGTTGCAGCGCAAACACGGAACGCTGGCGACTGTTGAGGATGCGGCCGCCCATATCGAACGCAAAGCAGAAACTCATGCCAACGATCTTGGCTACGGCGTTGGCGGAACTCTTTGCTTCGGTCGGCAAGAAGAGATGGACCACTACACGACGCTGACGGAGCTTGCAGAAGAGCTTCGAATCCTCGCCCGCCCCGCCCAGGAAGCGTTGTCCTCCGCGATCTCATGGAGTGGCTTTAATCTCCACGGAAACGAAGCAAGCGTAAGGGAAGCGCGTCGTCTGATCGATCGATCAGACCGGCTAGAACAGTTGGAGAAGGAAATCTCTGCCCGGAACGCCGCCCCGGAAGCGTTGGGCGCTGCGAAGGGGGTGGAATTGGTTGGTGCCCTCGAAGAAGCGCGCCGCGAACTTCACGCCTGTCAGGCGGTGATTCACCTCGCCGGTGGCTTCGACCCGGCTTACGTGAAAGGCGCGCAAGCCGCAATCCAACGGGCAGACGCCATCCTCGCCAAAGCAAAGGGAGAGCAATCTGGTTCGGTACATGAGCGTGACGCTGCGCGCTGGCGCATGCATGTCAGGATGATGCTGCGAAAGCACGGCGCAATCGAGGTGCGCGAAACCATCGATGCAGTAGACCACGCTATTGCAGCCAAGGAGCAAGCATGATTTACGACCGTTGGGATGTACTTCTTATATCGCTATTCATGTTTGGCCTTGGGCTGATCTTTGGCTATGCATGGGGCAACTTCAACGGGCGGTTCGACAAGGGAGAGCAATCATGACGAACCCCAACACCACCGCACGCCAAGCGGGGCTGACTGAGCTAATCCAGCAGCTTTACGGCGTCATCGCCGATGCGCGAAGCAAAGAACAAACGCTAGTCACCATCTCGGTCACGGACTTGGATGACGTGCTACTCGCCGCCCATTCTGCGGATGCCCGCAATGCGATCGACAAAGAAGTATGTGATGCATTCAATTCTGGATTCGCCGCCGGGGAAGCGGCTGGCATTCGTAAGGCCCGCAATGCGGAGGGGGTGGCGCTGACGGATGAGCAGATCGCCGAGAGAGAAGAAGTTCGTTACTGGAAAGCCAACGAGCCTGCCCGCGCCGTGTTGGCGAAATGGAGGGCGGGAAATGAGTGAGAAGCTACAACACGCGATGCGTGAAGGATTCGAAGCGCAACGGCGTTCTGGCGTGAACGTAGATTGGTTCACGTGGCAAATTGCGTGGCACGACGCCCGCGAACTGGAGCGCGCCAGCCAGCCTGGTGGCGGGAGGCTGTTCCGGCGGACGGGTACGCAATCGTGCCGTTAGTGCCTACAACAGCGATGATCGAGGCGTGGAATAACAGTGGTGCCGACGACTTCAAGATTAAGGACCCGAACTATTCAGAGTTCACCGACGAAGAATGGGGCGTCTGGAAAGCGACGAACGCAACCAAAGACTGGCAAGCAATGATCCGCGCTTCGCTGGACGGGCGGAGGGAGGAAGGGTAACAACCATGGCGAAATACACTAAACAATTGGCAGCGGCAGCAAAAGCTGTTGGTGCGGAAATGACTGACTATTCCGACCGTACACCAGATCATTGGAAGATCGAAAAAGAACCTAACTGGTGGGTGGAGTGGGACCCTTTGGCGAGTGATGGTGACGCTATGAGGATAGCGGTTAAGTTGGGACTCAATGTCCATGTGGATATCGCCCGCGGATACACATCGGTTTCCTACTCTGATGGCGTATGGCACGCATTGTCGTCAATTGAGCACGGCGGGGATGCATGCAGTGCCACCCGTCATGCCATCGTGACAGTCGCAGAGGCAATCGGGGAGAAGATGAATATCGATGCAGCTATTGCCAATTGGAATAGCCGATATGGAGCTGGCGGGGGACAACCGTGAACAAGGAATTTGAGAAGTGGTTCCGAGCAGAGGTAGTCGCTGAGCGCTTGTACCCGGCCGATGAGGAAGGGGCTCGCGCCGCATGGCAAGAATCGCGCAAGCAGGCTGGGTGGCAGCCGATTGCGACGGCGCCCGATGGGCAGCTTGTCGTTGTGCTCTGGCTGGACAAGGGCGACATAGAGCATCCGGAACGTCATGCCTTCGATTTCAAGGACGAAGGCATTTGGCGCCAGCACTCGGAGGACTACGAGCACTACCTCTGTGTAGGCGGTTCCATGGGACCGGGCCCGAGCGAGCAGGCGCCATACACCAACTGGATGCCCCTACCGCAACCACCGGCCATGCAGAAAGACTGATGCAAGCAGCCGCCTGCGTCAGTTACCGGTCTGCTGCAGCAAGAGTCCACCTCGCCGGCGGCCGTTTCTGTCCCGCGCGCTAACGTTGATCAGCTTGTTGCGCCGACCGCAATGCGGGCAGATGAAGTAGATGCCGAAGTCGTCGATGCCAGGCTCCACGGCGTCGGCGGAGATTTCGGCGCGGCATCGGATGCAGATCCACATGGCCGCCTCCCCCCTGAAGGTGCGGACCTCTACGATAGGCAAACTGGGCGGGCCATTCAAGCCGCGCCTCCGTTTAGTCCAAATTATTCAAAACCAATAATTCAGGTGCGGGCAGCCGCCGTATACTGCTCGCAAGCACGAGACTCGCAGAATCAGGTACGGAGGAAGCATGAGCATTGCCTACAACGCCATGATGTTCGCCCGCCAAGTCCACAAGGACCAGCGGCGGAAATACACAAACAACCCCTATTTGGACCATCTTGCCGAGGTAGCGGGGATTGTGAGCTCGGTTGCCTTCTCAAGCTATGGGGATCGCGCAGAGGAAATGGTGGCCACCGCTTGGCTCCATGACTGCGTAGAAGACCAGTCCGTAACGCCCGATCATTTGACCGAGGCTTTCGGTGAGTTCGTTTCGCGTGGAGTCATGTTCTTGTCCGACCTCGAACAGGGTAACCGGGCCGAAAGGAAAGCCGCTTCCAGGGCTCGCCTGGCCGCTGCGCCAGGCTGGGTCCAAACGGTCAAGTGTGCCGACCTGATCAGCAATACATCGAGCATCGTCATGCACGACCCGGAGTTTGCCAAGCTCTACCTCGAGGAGAAACGGCCGCTTCTGGACGTGCTGACGCAGGCGGACCCGCGTCTGGTCGCAATCGCGCGGGCCCAGGCTTGCGCCTAGTGTTCGCCTTCTAGGGAATCGTCGGCATTGAAGAAGCTGACCACCGGCACTGCGCGCAACTGAGGCCGGGCCGCCCTCTCCTCCTGCGCGATCTCCAGCTCGTTGCTGAGGTTCTGCGTTAGGGCGGCTCCCACCTGGCAAAGCCGCTCGACCTCTTGGTCGTCCACCCCCAGCGCTTGCAAGGCGCTGAAGATGCCAGCGACACCCTCTGCGATTTTCCTTGCCCCTTCCAAGCCGGCCGGCACCGGCGGCGTGCTTCTTTCGTTCATTGCGTTCACGTACCCCTCACTTTTTTGGATTGACCATCCCTGCCTGACCGACCGGGGGACCCGCGCAAGTCCCACCGAACCCCTGTACAACTACTGTATATTCATACAGTATATAGCCAGTGTGAGTGCTGTTGCCACAACCTGCCAATTGGGTTTTTCAATGTGCTTCTTGACACCCATTGAGCGGCATACATTAAAGACATGAGGGCGAGATGAACGACCGGTGCGGAGAGCCATTGCTGGCTCGCCGGACAGTGATCGACGCGGCCAGGCGCCTACTAGCTGCGCTGGATAACTTGACGGCCGGAACGGAGGCTGCTGGCTTCCACGGCTGGGAGAACGGGTACGGCGAACCAGCCGGTGAGGCCGTCGAGGAAGCGAGACGGGAACTGGAGGTGTTGCTAGATGCCTCGGCTTAAAGCCCTGCCCCGCCCACCCGCGCCGCCGGGCGGCCTGCCCAGCAATCCAATCGAGCCGGCTTACGACCGCTATTACGTCCTGGACGAAGCGGGCGCGCCGCGGCGTTGCTACGACTACACCGAGCACGCCATGTGGATGACTTGCGATGGCAAAGCCTGGCAGATTAAGGACTTGCTGCCGGAATACGCGGTCGAGGTCTGGACCTACTTCTCCGGCTGGGCGAGCCTACGAGACGACAAGCCGCCCATGTTCCGGACCACCGTCAACGGCGGCATGAGCAAGTCCTTCGAGTCTGAGACGTGGGAAGAGGCTGAGGACAAGCACCGCAGGGTGCTAGAGAAGATTCGGCGGACCCTGCCTGCCAAGGACGGGTCGTAGCTGCATGCAAAAAAGCGAGGCCGGCGGGGCCGCCAGCCCCGAACTACTACGGAACGGGTTCACTGGAAAAGCAAGTGAATCCGGTATTACGTCACAACACGATTTAACTTTAGAGCGTGGCGCCCCCCCGGCGTAGGGACGACAACATCACACGACCGGGGCACACTAAAGGTTCGCGATTGACCCCGCGATTTTCCATGTCGCCACGCGGAACATCCCTGCGTGGTTTTTTTTGCCCGCGTCCCTTAGGTGGATGTCAGACGCCTACCGATAGTGGCGATGCGTGGACCGCGCGCAGACTGTCTTCATAACTCTAGGAGACAGCCATGGCAGCAGATATCCATGTGGTACCGGCCGGGAACGAATGGGCCGTCGAGACGGCCGGCGGCGGCGACCGAACAATGTTCTTCACGCAGGAGGAAGCGATTGCCGCCGGCACCGAGCGCGCCAAGCGCGACAAGGTCGAGCTGCTGATTCACGGCCTCGACGGCCAGATCCGCGCTCGGAACTCCTTCGGCCATGACCCCCGCGACGTCAAGGGCTAAGCGCCATGCCCCGAGGCGACGGCGCCCCGACACTGGACCAGCTCTGCCCCATGCTGCTTACAGAGCGAAAAACCATTCCGCGCGAGGGCGACTGGCTCTACGAGATCAAGTACGACGGCTACCGCGTCTTGGCCAGTACCGGATCCACGGCCCGGCTGAAGAGCCGCGGCGGGATTGACGCGACTGCCTGGTTCCCGGAGGTGGCCGCCGCAGTCGCGGACATGCCGAGTGGCAGCGTGCTGGATGGAGAGGTATGCGTGTTGGACGACCTGGGTCGGAGCAATTTCGACCGCCTGCACGCGCGTGCGCGGCGCAAGGGTTGGTACGAAGGCGCGGACCTGGTCGTCTATTGCGTGTTCGACGTTCTGGTCGCCATGGGTAGGGACTTCCGGCCCGTAGCGTTGGAGAAGCGCAAGGCAATGCTGGCCAAGCTGCTGCGCTCGCACGGCGGCCAGGTGCTCCATGTCACGGGCGTCGACGACGGCGACTGGCTGTATCGCTCCGCCCTAGAGCTGAAGCTGGAGGGCGTGGTCGGGAAGCGGCTCGGCTCGCCCTATCAGAACGGGGTACGCTCGGCGGACTGGATCAAGGTGAAGCGCCCCGGCGCGGTGCCGCCTGAACGCTTCAAGCGATGACCTTCCACAACGGATCGTCCCCGCCCGGAGAGCCCGTAGCGCTTCCGCATACCTTTCCTATATTTTAATTTTACGTTTTCTTATGTTGTCCTATACTTCTTTACCCGGACAACACGAAACACGATGTACACACCGCCAAACATTCAGATCATCCACGACGCACAAGGCAAGCCGGCCTTCGTGGTGATCCCATACGCCGACTATGTCTCCGAAAGCGGCGCTGACCGTGACTGGGTTCCCAATGAGGTTGCCCACCGTCTCCTGGTGGAGGGCCTTAGCCCGGCCCGCGCCTGGCGCGAGCATCTGAACTTGACCCAGAAAGAAGTTGCCAACCGCATGGGCATTTCCCAGCCTGGCTACGCCGAGATGGAGAACGGCAACGGCAAGATGCGCAAGGCGACGCGGGTGAAGGTAGCCTCTGCGCTCGGCATCACGCCTGGCCAGCTAAACGTTATCGCCTGAATCGCCCCAAACACGTTCCCTTTGAAGCCGGCCATGCGCCGAACGATATGCCCATCTGGAAGTGCCCAAATCATCATGTTGATCACGCTCCATCGCAGCGGACATCGGGCGCTTTTTGTCCGCGTTGGTACCGATTTGGCGACGCTCCCCTCTCACGTCATCGAGTGGTTAGGGCCCATCGAAACATCGGCAGACTCTCGACTAGACGTCGACACCCCCATGCTGGGTCTGATGCCGTCCGCCGTCATGAACGATATTGAGGCCCACGGGTATTGCGCGTTAGACGCCCCTAGCGGGGCGCCAGCGTAGGACAGTTCCGGGAACTGGAACTTACATTCAGCCACGACCCATCCGGGCCGCGGTTTTTGTACCCCGAGCGATTTAAGCGGTAGTTATCACCCTTTTGGGCGATGCGCCAGGCCGCTTTCCCGTGACATCCTCGGCACCGCCGGGAAAACCGGCGATTACTTCCTAAATCGATTGAGCCAAGGCTATGGCGGCCGTGGCGTTTTTTTGTCCAGAACGATGCGTTACAATCCGCGCCATGAAAAAGCACTGGAAGACCATCCTCATCTGCGCCGCCCTCGCGGCCATCTCCATTTGGTCGCTGCTAGCCGCCGAAGAAGAGGATTGTGACCGCGTGCCTCGCTCTAACCCCGCCCTAACCTTCATTCCGGAAGTTTGCCGCTAGGCCGACCACCGCGCAAAGCAGCATTTACGGCGAAACGGGGCGGTATGGTATGTCTGCCTCACATTAGCCAGAATGCCAAATCTGTTCCGCATAGCAAAATCCCCACAAAGGTAGGGAACGAGTTGCCGCAGTTGGTTGTATATTCGAGGGTCCGCCGTTCCTTGTCTCGATACATTGACAAGGTGAATCTTCACGGACCCAGCCGAGAGATATGAAGTCGAGCACTCGCGTCGCAGCACTCCTCATCGTCATCGTACTAGCCGCCGCAGCATGCGGCGCTTTCATATCGACCACGTTTGCGCCCAGGTGGCAGGCTACCGTTCTTGTCGGCATCGGCCAAATCGGGATTGGAAGGGACCGTCGCCTGACTGATCCAGGTGCGTTGGTCCAGCGCGTCAATTTCAAGGGTTTCGCGCAACAGGCGCTGAAAGCGGCCGGGCTACCCCCGGATTCCAGCGTCGATATGTCGGCTCTCCCGATGAGTACGCTGAAGGCAACGGTAGCGCGTGGGGGCGACCATTTCGTCGAACTCAGCGTAGAAGCTCGATCCCGTGACCAAGCAATGAAAGTTGCTGAGGCCGCATTGGGCATCCTGCAAGCAGAACATGCTCAGATTCTTCAGCCGGGAAAAGCGCGGCTTGAAAAGAGCCTCGCGGACACCAACAAGTCGATTGAATCCTTGACCCGTGAACGCACGCTTATCTTGGAACGGATCCAGAGCAACGGAGACTCGGCAGCCAAGAAGTTCTCTGAGAACGTGATGCTCTCCGAGGCGATTCGATCCAGCGACACGGAACTGCGCGTACTGCGCGAAATGCAACGCTCCCTGGAAGAACAACTGGACCCGTCACGCACGTTTAACACACGAGCGGTTGCTCCTATCTACGCACCTGAGCGTCCCATCAAGCCCAAGAAGCTGGTGGGCGCGCTGATCGGACTGTGTTTTGGCCTCCTCCTCGATTTCGCCCTTCTGATTTCTATCAACACGGGCTTTCGTCGCCAGTTCAATGCGTTCACCGGGCTGGCGCCCGCCGCACGCTAAGTCCTACGGAATTTCGGCGTGCCGCCGATAACAAAGGTTTGCTGCTGTGAAAGATCACAGCGTTCACCCGGCGAGGTGGCGCCCCGCACGTCTCGCCGTCTTTTTCCGCTACCGAGGCCACGCCTCTACGGTCATGCGATGCCGGGCGGCGCAGTCACCTAGCGCTTTGAGGACATCGCCCATCACCCATTCCTGCCAAGCGTCATAGTCGGCCGCCGCCGGCGCGTCCGGGATCCGGCATGGCGCGGCCAATGCACTATCGAGCGGCGGCGGCCTGCTTGGCCGCATCGACGGCGTCGGATAGCTTGCGCACCCGGAAATCATCAGGGCGGCAATCCACGGGCAGAGGCTTTTTCGCATTTCGGAATTCCTTCACGGCCTGATCGACCTTGGCGGCCAGCGTGGCCTGGCTGGCGTTGAACTCGTCGGCCTTGGACCGGATGGTCCGCGTGGCCACACCCAGGTCCTCGATCGCCTTGTTGGCACCAGCGAGGTCGGCCTGAGCGCCGGCCGCCTTCATCCGGTCAATCTCGGCGTCCTTGCGCCACCCGTTCGTTACCCAGCCGGCGGCAAAGATGGCAGCGACCAAGGCGACGACAGCCACCACTCGGTAGATCGGGGCCCTCACTTCGTCACCGCCTTCTGCGCAACGTTGCCTGCGATGTAGGCAGCGACGACGCTGCCTACAGTCGCGCCCCACACCGCGGCATCGATTGTGCCGATCAGCAGCATGCCGTCGGCGGACACGATGACCAGCAACGCAGCCAGGAACTTGCGGCTTCCGTATCTCATTGGGACTCCAGGCATTTGCGGTTGCGACCCAGTTGGCGAGTCCATACGCCATAACAGCGCTTGTTCCCCGGCGTCGAGCAGTCGTACCCGGCCGAGTACTTGTAGAGCAGCAACGCATTGCACGCGCCTACATAGTCGCCCATCAGCAAGTCCCTGCGCATGCTGGACGCCCGCCAATTCCCGATACCAAATTGACCGACGAAGTCCATGTAGACGTCGAACTCCGCCTGGTGAAGCTTTACGCCTGGCAGGCTCGCAACAAAGCGCTTCTCGTCAGCCGTCATCAGATTTCTGGCGAGTATCGCCGCCCGCTCCCGCGTAATCTTGTCGCCCATTCGAACCGGCCGACCATCCTCGTACCGGGTCGATCCATGGCCGATTGTCGGGACGTCTCCCTTCGTTGGTATGACGGCGTGGTCGGTGAAACCTTCCGAGGCTTGCCATCCGGCGAAGCCCGCCGCCGACATCGTTAGCGCTGCGACCGCAATCCGCTGCTTAAGCATCGGGCGCCTCCGCATCCGGCCCACGTCGCAGCCAGGGGCGGACGGCCTTCCAGATGAAATTCCCGATCAGCAGTAGTACATAAAAGGCCGTCAGCCAACTGGCCCAGTCCTGCACGCTATAACCCATGAAGGTCATCACGGTCACAGGCGCCGCCGGTGCAAGCTTCACTGCTTCGTTTGCCATGTCGGCCTCGATCATTAATTTCCCCGGAGATAATGAAAAAGCCCGCCGAAGCGGGCTCTAGAAACTGGTGTGGTCTGAAGTGCGGTGACCAGTCCGCACCGATATCGATGACCGCGGTGCCTGCCGCGCGCGTTCTAGTTGGGGACAAAAACATAGCCCGGGAGGCTGCTCTCCCACACCAGTTCCCCGGGCTCCCATCCGTCTCCGGTCCAGCGCCATTTGCCAGCCTCCAGGAACTCGCCGTCTGCCAGTGGGATGGCGCTCTCGTCCGGCGAAGGGGTCGGATCTTCAGCGATGCGAACAAGAAAGCGCTCGGCGGTCTTGATGAATGCAGTGGTCATGGTCTAACTCTCCTTAGAACTTGTAGCCGACGACGTTGAGGCCCAACGTGCCTCCGACTGCGTCGTTCTTGTAAAGGACCGACTGCGGCGTGACCAGCCGCACATCGTTCCATGCTCCTCCCAGAATCTGAGTGGCGACTGGGCTGAGGGCGCGACGCAGGCCGACCTCGTTCGTGGGATCCGTCGCGATCACGTACACCCCATTGCTCGCACCGTTTGTTGACATCCCAAAAGTGAAGCTGACATACCGAGCGTTTGGCGGCACGGTGGACGAAATGCTCACCGCCGTGTAAGTGGTTGCAGCCCCCGACGCCAGCACACTCACCACGCCGGTTTCCACGGAGCGATCAAGCTGAGCGCCGACCGCAAACTGACCGCTCCCGTTCGTTCGGCGCACCGAGACTAACGCCGATGCAGAGTACCCGGCAGGCATATTGCCGCCGCCATACACCTCAGGTGCGGCCGCGGACGTTGCGTTGACGCCAAGGAGGGCGCGCGCTCCCGTCGCCGGGTTATAGATCGCGTACACCGCGACCCACCCGTTGGCGGGCGCGGCACCGGCATCCATACCACCTGCGCCGGTGGCGCCGAGGTTGATTACCTGACTGAAGTTGGCAAGCTTGTAAGTGTTGCCACCCAGGGCGCTTTCCACCACGATCTCATCGGCCGACAGGGTCGCGGTCGCCGACGCCGTCGTGACGGACATGACAAGGTTCCGGACCATCCCGACCACTGCCGGCGCCTGCTTGACCTGCGTCAGGAGCGGCGCCGACAAGAACGGAGCGGCGCTGTAGGCGACGATGTTGCCCGCCGTGATGGTCGTTTGCCCATTTGCTACCGTCACCACCCAGAGGCCGGAGCAGCCAGCATCAGGCGCCGGCGTGGTCTGCGAGCCCGTAGTCGCAGCAACCCCCGCTTTCGCGTTAATGCTGATTACGCCTTTGCGCGCGGTAGCCTGTTGTGCCCCGGAATTGTTGGGCCCCGACCATGCCTGCTGTGGGTTGCTGGCGTTGTAGTACGGCAGCGTCACCAGACCGGTGTCAGAGTCTTGGTAAGCGGCCTGCACTAGATAATTGATGCTCTGCCCCGCTGTCGCCGGCGGCGTGCAGGTCAGGAGGACATCGTCCAACGAGATGCCCTGCTTCAGGATGTTGTGGGTCGTGTCGGCGGCCAGAGACGAGTAGTCGGTCGCATCGAGCGCCGCGAGGCTGTACATCTCGCCCGGACCCACTTTCACCTGGAGGGACGCCGGGGACGTCGGGGCACATGCCAAGCCGTTTGCGACAGTGCCCGTTCCGAGCATGGCCGCGGCCAACTTTGCGATTGCGATCATCGCAAAGCGGTTACTGTTGAGCAGGTCGGTTTCGAGGGGAATCTGACCCGGATATACAATCTGGCGGTCCATTCAGGCTCCGGAAGGAATGAATCCCGCAGACGCGGGATTCGTTGAGCTAACATGACAATGCAGAAGTGATCTGCACATACCTGGCATTCGACTAAGGGAGGGGACTGTGACCGAGTTCATCAAAATTGGGGACGGAGTCGAGGTTGTAGGGCTGAATATCTCGAACAACAAGACTTTTGGCGATGCCACACTTCTGTCCGTCGGGACGGGCGCCAAGATCACGAATGCAAACATCTCCGAGAACAGTCAAGTCACTGAGTTGACGGTTCTTTTCGAGAAACTAGTGATGACTAGAGGGTTGCCCCGAACCACGGACCCGGAAGACTTGCGTTCATGCCTCGAGGAGCTCAGAAAATCCACCGCCTCTGACGAAGCCTCACGAATTGACGTGGTCAAGCAAAGCAGGCTTTGGCCCCATATAGAAGGGCTGGAGAAAGGTCTGTCGATCGCCGCGTCGCTTGCCGCGATAGCCGCGCCCGGATTAGCGAATCTTCTCAGCTAGAAATCCGCGCCCACACGATGGTGGCCACCGGCTTCACGCTGTCGATGGCGGCGTAGATGTCCGCATCGGTCACCGATCCCTGGATCATGCTCAACGAGGCATACGACGCCCGGGACGGCTGGCTATATCCGCCTGTCGAGACCCCGTAGCCTGCGATCAGCGGGATTCCTGACCCGGTCGGGCGGAACGCCGTCACGAACGCCTGAAAAGGCATCAGCATCGAGCCATAAGCACCCGCCACCCCATAGCCAATCAAGGGTCCACCGTACGAACCGGTGTCCGCGGGCCTGGTCGGCTCCACGACTATCGGAGTGCGGCCGGTCAGGTCCTGCAGGATCCTGATCAGCCCAGCGCGCGTCGCCCTCTCCCGGAAGATGTTGATCAGAATCCGGGCTCGGAACGACTCGTCGGACTGATTCGCGGCCCGCAGCAATGCGTTGCCGAAGAAGTCGGCAGCAATCATGTCGAGCCACCCGTCGGTGGCCGTCTTGATGCGGGTCTGCAGACGGGTGTAACTGATCAGGCTGTAGATGAACGCACCTACGTACGCCAGGCCGTTCAGAATCCCGGTGATATCTGGCGAATCCTCTTCGTCGCCAAACCACGGCGGAAGAAATCCACGAAGCCGGTTGTAGACGTCCTGCTGATCACCTGTAGCCATTTAGAGCACCGTAACGGACGTCCATTTGATCACCTGCTTGGCGTTTGCCGTCAGGTCCGATGCGCCCCCGTTGAGCGTCACCGCCGTGACGTTCGTCACCCCCGGAGACGCATCGTAGGCCACCTGTGCCAGCCGGCTGTATGGCAGTGTCATGACCTGCGTTGTTGGATCCCGGACCAAGGAATTGATATAGGACTTGAGAGCGTCCGAAACGACCGCTCTAGTTGCGGCCGGGTCATAACCGGCGGCAACCGTCACGGTCATCGAAACTGACGCCCCAACCAGTACCGGTGCAAAGACTCCGAAGCTACTGCATAGCGGACGAACTGCATCAATTGCGTTGGCGACCGTCGAAAGGAATGTGCCGGTCGGGGCGCCGGTCCCGTCATCGACCACAGCATAGAAGTAGCCCATTTGTACCGCGCCGGCGTAGGTCTGGTTCTCCACCAGCGAGACCGTGACGCCTTGCTGGAGCGACGTGACGGCATACCGCACGGCGTCTTTCGTTGCCTTGGACAGGCTCCGCACATATGCAACAAAACGCGTCCGCAGCGCAGGATCAGATTCGGCGTCGGCGCCGTTGGAAAAGTCCGCCGCGTTGGTGACTGTGTCGATTCCAGCAATAGCGCCCGAGATGACGGACACTGCCCCCGCAATGGCATTCCCCGCCGACCCCGCAGACACGGCGACGACCGGCACGGTCACACTGGCAACCCCAGCCGCCGCCACATACCCGCCGAGGGTAGCGTTGTACGCTGGGCTCGACGCGTCAGCCACAACGGAGTACTGCTGACTTCCGTCCCCGGTTTGCACAGTGGCGCCCACCGGCACCACTGCCTGTTGTGCCGGCGTGAATCGGCTGAACGTGACCTGCCCCGTTGCAAACGTGGCGGGAAGTCGCGTCACACCGAAATCGCCGACCCACGAGTCGAGATCAGAACCGCTCGACGTCGCGGCGCGCGTGATGGCTAGTACCTGAAGAATCAGGCTCTGAAGCCAGACAGTGCCAGATGCGCTTGTCTCGACGATGGCTCGAAAGACAGATCCGACCGTCAGGTCAACAAGGACCCTGGCATAGCCCTGGACAGCGGTGACCTGCTCGCGCACGAGCGTCGTGAAGTCTTTTGTGGAAATGGCCATGTCAGCGGTTCACCTCGAAACTTAGCGTCACCGGGTTAAGGGTGTTTGCGTCCGTGTACTTGATCGTGATCGAGAACCCGGAGTTGATCTGGACCAGTTCCACCTTCGGCTCCGGCAGCCTGGCCACCGACTCTTCCAGCAAGACTTGCGTCCGAACCAAAGCACGCAGGGCCGCCAGGTCAGCGTTCTCGCCGATCTTTCGCGGCAGGCCAGCTCCATACGATGGATGTGCGATGTAGTCACCCGGATTCGTGCACAGCCGGCGAACGATGCGCTGCTGAGTTCGCACTTCGCCGCTGGACAGGCCGATGTCGCCTGTCGGCGACGCGCCAATGTCGCCGCCGAACCAATGATCGGCGTCGCTGAGGAGTTGCTGCGTCATTGGGGTACTCCGCCGAGTCCTGAACCACCAGAGTTGAGGTGTCGGTGCGAACTGCCGACGTCATGACCGTTGTTCGTGAACGTGCCTTCCGTTTCGAAATCGCCGTTGATGGTCATGGACTTTCCGCCACCGTTGTCGCCCGAAACGGCCATGCCGCCCATTCCGGTGATGGTGTCTTCCACCAGAAGCGTGTCGTCCATCTGCACCGGTCCAGTGAAGTGATGAAGGGCCGCGGTGTACTTAGCTGTTGTCGACGCCACAACCTCCACTGAGCCATCGTTCTTGAACTTCAGACACGACCCTGACTCGTGCACGACCCAGAACTCGCCAGACGGCGCGCCCGGCGGCCGGTCAGCGTCGCTATACAGCCGTCCACCGACGTAACCGTTCTCGATGTCTCCGTCGAAGAACTTGACTTCCACTTGATCGCCCGGGCTCGGCGGTGCGTCCAGCCCCCAGCCATTGCCGACCCAGGGCGACGTCACTGGGAGCCAACCGGAGAGATACTGCCCGCTGGAATCATCCGGATTCGAACGATCCAGAAACTCCACCTTTGCCGCCGCCTGGTCAGGGTCATAGCTGCGAACGATGCCCGCACGGGTCTCGGCCTTCTCGCCGGCGGCAAGCCGGGCCGAGAGCGCCATCTGGTTGCGGAAGTGCTGCATCATGGCGAAGGCTCCGATTCCGGGCTATGGTTCTTGGCCTGAACAGTCATGGTGTAACCATCCGTCATGCTCATCCGTTTCGAAACCGACACCGGGAAGTAGGTCTGATCGAACTTGGTGCCAGTACCTTCGACCTCGACAATTGCGGTGGCAGTCAGTAGGTCATCGGCCGGCAACCTCGCATAGAACTTCATCTCGTGCGACGAGATCTCGCGGTGCAACTCCATAGCCTTCTTGGTCGCCTGGTCCATCGTCAGCCCTGGAAAGCGGAAGCTGTAGATCTGCGAGTTGCCGAAGGGCGTGGCTTTGCCCGCCTGGATCGTCTTGCCCTTACTCGGATACGAAGCCGTAAAGCCGCCCTTCTGCTTGGTGTTCCATGACCTCACCACCACCACTACGCCTTTGGCGACTGTCAGGCTGCGCGAGAACTGCATGTCCTCAACGTTGGCTTGGCGAGCGGCCCGCTCAAGGGTTGGCTGTTCCCACCGGATGACGTAAGGCTCCCCGTTGTCCGTCGGCCGAGGGTGGAAATACAGCGTCTTGCCCCGCACGTAGCAGAGGAACCCCTCGTTACTGGCCAAGTAAGTCAGCAGATCCCACTCGCTGCGCTCCTCGCTCATGCGAGCGTGGTCGCGCATGTAATAGGTGCCGACCAGCTCCGTCGTCTTCGTGACCGACGCACTCATCCCGTGCGCGGCCGCCAGCTTCTCAGCGATCTGAGACGAAGTCATGTTCTGGTACTGCAGCGACGTTTTGGTGTCGATGAATGCCGCAGTGAGATCACGGCCGGCCAGGATGAATTGCCGCGCCGCCGGGTCATAATCGATGTCGTCGATTCGGCCGTAGATCTGGCTGACCAGGTCGGATTCCGTGAAGCTCGCCGGATCCGCCGGATACCCACCGAAGATCTCTACGAATCCTTCGTCGATGCTGGATAGCCAATCGCCATTGCGATCAGCCGGCAGCAGATCTTCGTCGAAGGTCACCCGGAAGGTATCGGCGTGGTAGTAGGTATTCTGGTCAACCGCCCAATCGACCCATCCAACTACCTGCTCGTCGTTGATGCGCACGATCCCGCGCGGTGCGCGGACGGCCGCCACCGCGGGAATACTGTTCAGCATGAGATTCCTACGAGTTGAGAACCCCGCCGCTCTTGTCGGCTGTTGGCGGAATCGTCAGTTCCGCGGCACCGGCAACCTGGGGATCGGTCATACCGTTGGCCTTCGCAATGCCTGTCCAGGCCATGGCGTCACCGTAGATCTTTGACGCCATGTCCATCAGATTGGCACCAGCCACTGTCTGACGCTTTGCACTGTTGTAGATGCTGCCAATGTTCCCCTGCACCCGTCCCATCGTCCGGTCCAGCGCGATGAGGGCCGGCAATTGTTGAGCGGCGACGATCTGGCTGGAGATCTTCTGCACCTGCTGGGCGATGGGGTTGTTCGGCAAGATTCCACCGACGGTCGTTACGTTGACCAGGGTGTTGTTCACGGTGGCCGCCAGAGTCAACGCTTCATTCCGAAGGGCAGCAATCGGCTGCAGAACGCTGTTCAACGTCGACTGCGCGGCGTTTGCGAACGAACTGACTGTTCCAATGGCACTTTGCACGTCCGCGTAGAGCGATGTGATGCTAGGCATGCCCAAGCTCTCCACCAGACCGCCTGCGGAAAGCATATCTCCGGAGATGAGGCTGTCGATGCTTTGGGCGGACTGCGATCGCACTGGTTGACTTAGGTCCTCGACCACCTCCAGGACGATGGTGTAGGGCAACTGGTAGTAGCGCTCGAAGTCCGCGGCAAAGCGGCGGATCAAAACCGTGTAGACAAACTCTGACCACACCAGCGTCAGTTGATTGCCCTGCACCCTCAGGGTATCGAGATAGCGGCCGCGCTCAAGCGCATCCGGGCCGCGGAACCAACCCCGCCACTCGATAGGGTCGGCAGACGCTCCCATCGCATGGACCTGTTTCAGGCCACCAACGAGCTCGCGTGTCACCAGGCGCTGCTCGCCCCCGATGGCGATGCGCTCGGGAACCTCTTCCTTCTTGAACTCGAAGTCCCCGAGGAACAGCACCAAATCAGCCATTTCAGTTCCTAAGTGATGGCGGCCTCAGCGTCATCGAAGAGTCAAAGCCGCTGGGCCCTGTCTGCGGCCGCGCCAAATCTCTCGATTGATGAAACGTAGTCACCTCCGCTAGCACGCGGCTATCGAGCTTGATCGCAGTATTGACCTGGACCATCTTGGGCGCTCCGGCCCCAACGGGGTCCGCCGAGGAGAGACGATCGTTCCTTTCCTTCCCAGCAGTAGAGTCACCGCTAAAGAACGCCTTGCCCGTCCGCCACGCCCAGCCGATTGGCCCAAGGTCCGTCGGATCGAAGGAAACCGGCGAGCCGGCACCCTTCAGCCGCTCGTACAACCCGGCGTTGTTCTGCCCGAAGTCGTTCAAGCCACGAAAGAGTTCCGTGCCTGCGTTCAGAATCTTGACCACAGCAGGGAGAATGCCGCGGCCCATTTCCGCCTTCATAGACGTCCATGCGGCGACGAAGTCGGCTTCGGCACCAGGCGCCGACTTCTTGAACTCTTCGATCGTGCCCTGCACACCCTTGGCGTTGGAAACCAGCTTCGCATCGCGCAGCGCCTGGGCCTGCTGCGTGGTGAAGTTGGCCGCCATGTTCGAACCCTGCCGGTTCGAAACAAGGTTGTTCATAAAGCCGATGACCTCGGAATCGGTGGTCTTACCCGCGCGCTTGGCAGCTTCCGTACCGTACTTCATGAGCCAGCCTGCCGGATCCTCGCGCAGCATCTGCTCGTCCTTGATGTTCTTCAGGACGGTGGACTTGATCGTTTTGCCGCCCACACTGCCGCTGACGACTTCACCGATCTCGCCCAAGCCGGCGTCCGCCAGCGCGGCCATCGTTTTTTTTGGGGTCCGGCCAGCGATCAGGTTTTGATACAGCGACATCAGTGCGGTACCCGTCCGCGCCCCGCCCTGCTCTTGAGCCAGCGTCGCAAGATTCATGATGCCCTTGTCGCTGAGGCCCTTGAACGCCGCGCCGCCAGTCTTAGCCATCTGTTCGAGATCGCCGAAGGTCAGCGCGCCGCCGGAACCGGTCACCATGCGCTGTGCCAGATCCAGCCCAGCGAGGAATTCCTGCGCGTTGTTGGTCTTGCCGCGCATGTCGTTGAAGCGCATGACCGAGCGCGCGGCTCCCTCGTCGATAGAGCCCACCTTCCCGCCAAACAGGCCAGAGTTCGCGGCATTGAGCGCGGCCAGTGTCGGGGCGACCTGTTTCGCCATATCCAAGCCGCCAAACATGCCGACGGATTCGCGCAGCGTCTCCATGAGGTTGGCGCTCGACGTGCCGAACACCTTCGTTCCGCGCGCAAACTGATCAGCCTGGCGGTTCACCTCTTCCCCGAGGTTCAGCGTGCGAAACCGGGTGTAGGCGGTCTGGTACTCCTTGCCGGCGTCGTACAGAACCTTGGTCATGTACAGGCCGGCGCCGGCCCCAGCCACCGGGGCCAGCATGCCGCCGGGAAGCGCCGCCCCAACCGCGCCGACGCCGAACCCCCCCGGGCCGACATGGACATTGCCGCCATGGAATCCGCCGCCACCCCCGCCACCGGCAGCCGTTCCACCATAAGGACGACGGCCGTATCCGCGAGGACCGGGAATCATGAGGGGTGCACGCGGCCCACCGCCACCGCCGCCCGAGCCTGTTCCGCCGATCGTTCCCATGAAGGACGACCGAGATGCCGCCGCCCCCGCGGCGTGCACCGCGTTGATGCTGCGGGCCAATTGCGCCGCTTCGGCATTGGCCCGCCCCATGTTGGTCGCCAGGGTACGGGTGGAAGTCGAGATCGACCGAATGCCAGGCGCGTGGCTGGCAATCCGCGACAGATGAAGGTTCAGGCTCTGCGAAAGCGCGTCGACCTTCTTGAACTCCACAGCCAGCTTCAGCAACTGCGGAGCGATCAGGTCGTTCAGAACCAGAGTCGTGCCAATCTTATAGACGTCGATCATGGTGACCTATACTGTTCATTCATGCGTAAAACCGACGTCCACATGGCTTCGATCAAACACCGCACGCACGAGTGGCTAGCGGATCACCTTTCGTGGGTTCAGTATCCAAAGCGCGAATTCCCGCGCGAGCCCATTCCGGAGACGGTGTTCAGCCATCTCGACCGCCGCGCGCGGCGTATCACTGGCGCGATCTTCGTTGCACTGGTAGGGATTCCATTCCTATGCGGTGCTGTCTCGGGGCTATTTCAGTCGTGGACGACGCCAGTTCCGACCAGCCAGCCAAGCGGCGACAGTCCGGCCAAACCGGCTTTGCAGGTCCTCACCGACACGGATAGCCGCCGGGCCTAACACCGCCCGGGGCGGGTTCCGTCCTTTCCCAAGCTCGTGCCAAACCATCTTGTCGCTGTTCGACCCGATGGCCGCCTCATTCCGAATGACCGTGCGCTGGATGCTGTCGCGCATCTCGCCGGTACGCTCCAGAGGGGCGTTCAGCTTGTAGCCGAGCCTGCTTTTCTCCGCCTCGGTCTCCGGCTTTAGCTCAGCCCAAGCAGCAAACTTCCCGACCGCTGGCTGGTAATGGCCAATCTCAGACTTGGCCACCTTCTCGATCTCGGCTGCGGCGCTTTCCGTGAGGTGGTTCGTCACCACCTCAGATTCGGCAGCGAGACGCACCAGGTGATCGGCGAAGTCGCTCATGCTTTTGAACGTCTTCATTCCTGCTCCCTGAATGCCATCTCGGTCCAGTCGAACCGCCTGCCCTCGAACTCGCTGAAGACGATGCCGGCGGCAAACCGCTCCGCATCGCTCCAACTAAACGCGACGTCGAAGGGAACGCCGTTCTTCAAGAGCCACAGTGCCTGCCGAAACACTGGGCTCTGGGCTAGTTTTTTGCCGACTCTTCCCCGCCGCCCGACGTGTTCGGCTCCAGTTTGGCGATGCCGAGCTGGATCGCGAGCATCCCGTCTTCATCCAGGCGCTGGATCAGCGCCTCCAACTCCCGCTTGTTGGTCGGCATGAACACGTCATCGCCGTCGATGGCCGCTACGTACAACAGCGGCATGCACATGTTCCGATACACCTCGTTGGCGGCTGATTCAGCACCCATCGCCTCGACAAGACGGTACTGAGCCAGGATGCCAGGGCGCCGAATGGTGATCTGGCGTCCCTTGCCGTCGATTTCGACGACCTCGGCATTAGCCCGCGCAACGATCTGCTGCGAGGGCGTCGACGGATTGACCGTGACCCTTGTCTTTTGCTGGTTTGCGCTCATCGTTAGGCGATTCGGGTGCGGCGCGAGGCCGTGAAGTTGACCATGCTCTTGACCGACGCGTCACCGGCTGCCTCGCCGGCGTCGGCGTACTCGAGCATGACGTCGTCGTAGCGCCATTGGGTGATGATGCCGCCGGGCTCGGTGATCGTTTCGTAGATCTGACAGCCTTGCTCGTCCAGGCCGGCGTAGTAGTCCGCTTCAGCCTGTGCAAAGTAGATGTCGAGTTCGGGGCCTGCCCGGCTCACGTTGAAGGAACCGGACCAGCCGTCGAAGAAGCGCAGCGTCTTGGTGATTCCGCTGATCAGCTTGACACGCTCGATGGTGGCGTCCTGCTTCTTGCGGAATCCGGTCAGGTTCGGAACCGACAGGCGGCCGGTCGGTGTCTGGAACACCAGCGTAGTGTCGCGCCCGACGGAAAGCCCTTGTTGCGGCATGTTGTTCTCCGGAAAAGGAAGCGCCCGGCGTACCGGGCTCAGGAGTTATCGGGTTGGCGTTACGGCTTGACGATCACAGTTGTCTGGCCGCCCTGCAGGTTCACGAGGAAGTTCCGGACCACGGCCAGATAGCGGACTTGCACATTGCCCTGCATCCAGCCGGCACGGATGCGATCGTCCGGGTTGTTCGTCTTGTCCAGCTTGACGACGTAGTCGTCGATCATGGCCGGTTGGACGTTCTTCATGGCCGACATGAACTGATCAAGGCCAGCGAAAGCCGCGGCGCGCGTCTCGTCCTCGTCGTCGAATCCCTGCAGCTCACCGACGAACTTTCCGCCCCACTGGTCGATGCTGAAGGCGATGTAGTTGGTCAGCCGCGTGTAGCTGTCTTCGCGCAAGGCGGCGTCGCTGCTGGAATTCAGACCAAGCACGAAACTGAAGTACTTGCCGCCCGGCGACGGGTTCGTCAGCACGTCGATGCCGGCCTGCACCAGTTGGAGCAGGTCGCCCTTCTGGTACGGCTGGCTGTTGTAGGTGCGCTGCGTCGCAACGATGCCCTGCAACTGCTTGTTCAGCGTGCTCTGTTGCGGCGACTGGTTGACCATCTTGCCGAGCGCGAATGCTTGCGGCGAGATCAGGCGGAGCTGGTTAATGGTGGTGTCGTTGACATACACCCAGTCGCCGTGGATGACCTTGGCGCCATAGCTGTCGATGCCGGCGGATGCCTTCGTCGCAATTGCATTCGTGATCGAGTCGCCGGCCGGCCCGACCAACAGCATGTACGCCCCTTCGGACAGCCCGAACGGGACCTGAGTGGACCAGGTTGTCGAGTCGTCGCAGTCGGCCAGTGCGATGACGCTGGCACCGGTGTTGCGAAGGGCATACATCCCCTTGCGAGGTGCTGTGTCCACGCCGACCAGGACCGAGCCGGTAATGGTCGTCGCCCCATCGGTGCCCCCCGCCAGCGTGATCGTCGCCGGCAACGCGGGCGCCGCCGTGCCTGCACCGGCAGTCGCCACACACATGTTCGACGGACCGCGAAACTGGCTATTACCCAGGTTCACCGCCTTGACGATGTTGTCGCGCAGGGTGGCGCCAGTGCCGGGGATGTTGTCGTAGATCTCGGGCTGGAATCCGGCCATCGTGATGGTCAGCTTGGTCGTGTTCGCGGCGGTGCCGGCGGCCAGCGTCCCCGAGATGCTGTTCCCCAGCGTCCCCGTGTACTTCGACGTCAGCGTCACGAAGTTCGTGCCGAAGGTCTGCGTGGCTGCTACGTCGGTGCCGTCGGTGACGCGCACCAACTGATAGGCGCCCACATCCCCCTGGAGCCGAGCCCAGTTGAGGACTGTCATCAGGTCGTACTTGCGCGCCTGCATCGGGCCAAAAATGGCAGCGCCGCCGCCATAGTCCGAGACCATCACGGGCACCCCGACCGGGCCCCAAACGGCCGTGCCGACGATGCCGCCAATATTGCTCGGCACGCCATTGATCGGCGCCGGGCCCGGAGGCTGGATGGCGACGATCATGCCGGGCACTTGCTGCGCGGTCAGGTTCACCTGCCCTGCTTGAACAACGGTCATGGAATGACTCCAGAAAGCGAAAAAGCCACCCGAAGGTGGCTTGGAGAGACGGAAATCGAGGGAGGGCCTACTTCGTCGCCTTCGCGGCCGGCGCGGCGACCTTCACGACGTGGACCTGCTGCTCAGAGTCCAGGATTGCGGCGATGGCCTTCTCGTCGGTGATCTCGTCACCGACTTGGTAGCCGTTGAACGGCGAAATGACGCGGAGAATCATGGTGTCCTCAAATGATGGTGGTCTTCGTTACGCCGCCCGGCAGATCGAGATCGACCTGGCCCTGCGTCACCTCGTACTGCTCCTGGACCTCGGTTGTCGGGAACTCCACCCAGCAACTGAGATTGCGTCGATACACGCCCTCCTTCTGTCCGTCGTCATCCCACGGATTGGAAAGCGGCCGCGATCGCAGGTTGGCGTAGCTGCCGTCGGGTAGGTCCAGCCGGTCAATCCGCGCCAATCCAGCATCGACCGCATCCCCCAAGGGGTCGCGGGTCTCAAAGCAGTTCGCCCAGACCGAGATGAGGAATTCCTGATCCTGCCGCCTGACGTCGCGGGTTCGGATAGCCCTGCCGCCGACTCTCTGCGAGATCGCATGAGCGCCTGGGATCGTCACTACTGTTCCAACCGAAGTGGCCGCCTGGTCAGCCGCCACCAAAGCCGCCAGCGCGGTTGCAATGGAGGCGAGCGTGTCGCCAGCCTGCACTGCATACGGATAGGCGCGGCCGTCAACGACGAGGGAGGCATTCTGCGGAGTCGAAACGGTACCGCCGACCGTCACGGTCTGTCCTACCACGGTTAGGGATATGGTGTGGACCGCTGGCGTGATCGTTCGCCATTTCGATTTCGCGCTCTGGAGGTACTTCACAGTGCGCGGAAACACGGAGATGTGCTGCTTCCCAGCTTTCAGGTCCTTCGCCAACTGGTCCGGAGTCGGCCAGCCGCCGTAGATCTTGATCGCCTGCCCAGCGATCGGAAGCTGGCCGGTGCCGTTCGGGTAGACGATCTGGGCAATGCGGGCGACTAGCGCAGCGGATACCTCTGCAAGTCCAGCCATTACACATGCACCTCCGTCAGATCTAGCCGCCACATCTGCTCGGAGCGCTCCGCGCCGCCCACGCTGAACCGGCGCCCGAGGTCGTCGACCACGATGTCGCCAGAAGCGATCACGATAGGCACGCTGACCGGCAACCAGATGCGGAAACCGTGCTCATCGCCGGACGCAGGCAGTTCGGCATGAGTCCGGGTCTTTCCGCCGAAGAGCTCGGCGCATGGCCAACCGCCTAGCCCGCCCGGGGAGCCAAGTACAGGTTCGTCGTCGCCAGCGCAGAGACCGCCATAGCCAACGTCGCCCACTGCATCGTCGTCCGATGTCGGCCGAGTGACCCAGATACGCCGGTTGCACTCCACCGCGACGATAGGCAGGTTGTCCTGCATGCCGCCGATGAAGTAGATCTGCCCGCCACGCACCAGGTAGTCACCCAACTGGGTCTGCCGACCATCGATCAGGCAGTACCAGTACGGCTTTTCAGGCAGCCCGGGCCGGGTGTACGACCACTCCTGCGCCGAGAACGACGCGTTCAGGCTTGCGACCTTGGCAGTCAGCGGGTCAGCGGCGCCAGCCGGTCGGAACACGTCATAGACGTAGCCGATTCGCTTCGCGGCTTTGCCATAGCCAGCGTAGATCTTGTCCTGCAGCTTGGCCGCGTCCATTCGCCCTCCTTAGTCCAGCTTGAGCGTGTCGAAGCCGTTCCCGCAGTCTGTTTGGAAGTGGCTGGCGACCTGCACGCCCTGTACCGCGCTTCCGCCGAGATACATCGTGGCTTCGGCGTAGTCGCGTCCGGAGCCCCACGCCGCCTGCGCTACCTCGATGGGCATCGGGAACGGTCCAGAATGGAACGATTCGATCCCAGCGCGCCGGATCACAATCAGCGTTGCGTCTCCGTCGCGCGCTTTGGCGGGGAAGTCCGCCGGCACGGCACCGGCTTTAAACCATTCCCGCATTTCAGCGGCGACATCCCAGTTGCCGGTCATCCCTAGTAGCACGTCGCCATGCTTCTGAATCTTGGTGACCGACCTGGCGATGCCACCGCCGGAGGTGACCCGGCGATCCGCGGCAAGCGTTTCGCCATCCCATGCGATTACAGTCATTTCACGCCCTTCCGACTCTGACGACGCCATCCCCTAGTGCAGGGCCCGGCGGGATACCGAGGAAGCCGCAAAAGCTGCGACGCTGCTGGTTGTACAGCTTCGTCCGGTCTCGCACTTCATTGGGGTTGTGTGTCCACACCGCCGCTTGAGCGGTGTCCAGGTTGTCCCCGGAATCGGTGATTGCCTTCTCCAGGACGTTTAGCGTGCCGAGGAAACTGGCTGCTACCGACTCTTCGGCGGCACTGAGGTTGCGCAGGCGGTGATCGAGCGTTTGCCACTGGATCGGACCGACCACGCCCCAAGCGAGGTCGCTCCGGTCGTCGACGACGGTATCTCCGACCAGCGAGTAGCCCGCATAGCGCCGCGCGTCCACCATCTGCGCATCCGTCAGCATGGCTTAGCCTTGGTTGTCGCCGTCGCTCGCGCCCTCGGCATCCGCCTTGTCGAGCAGCGCCTGCAGGTCTGCCTTCTTGGCGCCTTCGGGGATCTCGATGCCCTTGGCAGTCAGCGCGGCCCTCAGTTCGTCCACGCTGGCCTTCGGCTGCGTGGCGGCCTTCTTGGCGCCTTCGTCGTATCGCTTGTGGACGTTGGGGTCGAAGTCTTCCTCGTTGATGAGGACGAAATCGCCTTGATCTTCGCCCCACGGCATCACTTTGATGGTCTTCACGGTTGTGTCTCCAGTGCAGTTGCAGCACTCCGGGGCCCGAGCCCCGGAGCGTGACGAGCCGGTGATTAGCCCAGCAGCAGGCCGATGTGCTCGCGCTTGACCGCGGCGCACCCCCATGCCAGCGAGATTTCGTACTGCATCTGGCGGTATTGGGCGTACATCGCGATCTCGAACGACAGGCCGGTCAGCGGGTCGGTGATGATCATGCGGTCCACCGCCGAGTCGCCTTGTGCCGGCAGCGCGGGCGCGCGGGTCGCCAGAACGATGGCCGAACGGGCGAAGAACATGTTCCGGAATCCAGCAGCGGCCACCGTGATGTTCGTCGCGGCCGCCGGAATCGCCTGCAGCAGGCCGGGGGCTTGGAGAGTGATGGCCCCGCCGTTCGAGACGTCGGTGTCGCCGGCCGCCACGACGTACTTGTTGGTGTCACCCGCGAAGGTGATCACGTCACCGGCGACGATGGTGCCCGTACCGGCCGACGCCAGGGTGATGACGGTCGCGCCGACAGCGTAGCCAGCGGCGTTGGTGGTTGCGGCCGCGCCGGTACCGACTGCCGGTCGCTTGACCTGCGCCGACTGGCGCAGCGCCAGACCCTGCAGGCGATCGGTAATCCCGTCACGCAGCATGTCGGAGCGGCCTGCTTCGTTGACCTTGAACAGCACCGACTGCTTGCCGCGCAGGTTGAACATCGCCGCCGTGCCCAGCACCAGTTGGAAGTCCAGCCCCTGCGCGCCGTTCTCTTCCAGGATGCGCAGAGCGCCGGCCGAGTCGGTCAGATCGTTCGCGGTCCCGAACGGTGCGGTGCCCGGCGTACCGTAGGCGCGCGACGCGAACACGTTCAGTGCGGCGATATCCGATTCGACTTCGTTGACCAGCGTGCGCATGCCCTGCTGGATCTGGTTCGAAAGGATGATGTTGTAGCTGGCGCCGTTGTTGTCCAGGCCGAGCTTTTCCTCGCCGTTCCAGCGGATCGGCACGCGGCGCGCCTTGGTGATTTGCATCGGAACGTTGCCGACGGTCGCATCACCGTCGTTGGGCGGGGTCACGGCGGGCGTGATGTCGGTTGCCTGGGAGGCGCCCACCACGGGCGACATGACAGTCTGTCCGACGGCCGCTCGCTCGAAAGTCATGTCACCGGTAACGGCCGGGATGAATCCGACCAGTTCACGGGAGACGACGTCCAACGCGTTGTACAGCGTCGGGATCAGGCCCGTCAGCGTATTGGAGGCCGCCACGCCGAACTGCGGGGGTCGCGTTACCGCGTCCTGCATCACCTCGAACAGGCGCGCGGTGACCTTGGCCACGACCGCCATCGGGTACAAAGCGATGACGAACGCCACCGCGGCAAGCGTCATCACACGCAGCTTCGAGAAAGTGCTCTTCATTTGGATAGACCCTTGAAAAAGAAGATGGCCGCTCTAGGCGGCCTGGGATTGCTTGAGGGCGGACGTTTAGTCCGTAATCACCGTGTTCTGATCGCGCGCAGCGGCGGCCTGATCGGCCGGCGTCATTGCGTTGTACTGAGCACGGGAGATCGTGCGCTTGCCACCGGTGCCACCCTGGCCGCCTTGAGCACCGCTCCCCGAAGCGCCGGAGCCCTTCAGGATGTGAGCCTTGTGCGGATAACCATCGACCATGATCTCCAGCGCCTCGTCCGGATCGGCGAGTTCGCCGTGGCGGGTGCGCGAGAAGATCTTGGTACCGTCAGGGTTGGTGCCGACCACCTTGCCGTCTTCGACCTTGAACCGGTTCGCAAAGAGCGCTTGCGCGATCTCGGCGCCGGCCGGCCCTTCGGCGGCAAACTTCTCGGCGATGAACTTCGAGCGGTTGAAAACACTTCCGACCAGATGCGAGTTCAGTTGCGACTCGAGGTCCTTGGCCTTCTTGACGACGGGGGCGTACTTCTCTTCGACAGACCGGATCGCTTCGGCCTTCACCCGCTCGACTTCGCCGGCGTCCACCAGCTTCTTGTCGTCCAGGTTCTTGACCGTGGCCATCGCCTTGATGGCGGCAGCCGGATCCGAGATCCCTTCGAACGTCCGCAGGGCGGCTTCGGCAGTCTCCGCGCGCTCACGGTGGCTTTTGGCCTCGCCGTTGAGTCGAGAGATGGTGCCGACCGTGCTATCGCCATCGAACGGCGCTTCTTTGCCGTCGGCGCCGATGAACACAGGCAGCTTCTTGCCGCTCACTTCCTGGAGAACGATGTTTCCGGCTTCGTCGTACTTGAATGGCATGGTGACTTTCCTTGGGCATCCGCCCTGAGACTTTTGCGGCATCCACCGCGACGCGCCCTACGGCATCCACCGTATCCGGGCAAGAAAAAGCTGCAGCGGGTTAGGCTGCGGCCGGGTTAGCTGGTTTGTTAGGGCTGGTGGCGGGAGCCGGCAGCTTCGGCGCGTTGGCCTTGATTCGGGTTTTCTCTTCGTCCCACTGCCGCTCTGGGCCGATGACCCCGCGGCGCTGCGTCTCTTCGAACAGCGTCTCATCCGAGAGCGTTCCGTCGACATTCATCTCACGCAGCAGCTCGAGCGAGGCCTCGGACAGTGACGTCACGCCAAAGTCCTTGAACAACTGGACGTGACCGCCTGTCGATTCTCCGACCCATTCGGCCATCAGTTGAAGCGCCGCGTCGAGCGCATCCTCTTGATCCTCGGCCATCCGCTGGAGCGCGCACATGGCGGGCTCGTTGTCAGCCTCGGTCTGCTTGATCGTCGTGTTGCCCGGCTTGATCACCAGCAACTCGGCGCCGACCTGTCGCATCATGTGCTCCAGATCCTGCAACGACAGCCGTCCTGCTTCGATTGCCTTGCCGGTGTGCTCGACGTACTTCAGGTCGCCGTCAGCGTCGTCGGTAGTAACCGCGGCTGAGCCGCCGACCACAAGCTTTACATTGCCTGCATCATCGACGTCCAGCTTCTTGCCGAACAGAATCGGCACGCGCGCGACGTGTAGGATGGTCTGCTGGTCGCTCTTCGACTGCCAGTGCTCGACATTCATGTGTGCAAGCTCGAGCAGCGGCGGAACGCCGATCATGAAGTCCTTGCGCTTGCCGTAGAACGGCACGAAAGCAATCTTCTGCAGCGTCGTCACGCCTTCGTCGTACTTTGCCCAGTCTTCTTTGTTGCCGTCGACCTTCTTCTTGCGCCAGATCTCCCAGCGGCCAGGCTCCAGCACCCGGACTTGCTCGATTTCCTTCTCGTGGAACGGCCCGTCGTCCTCTACGGCCGTCTCAAGCAGGCGCAGTTGCGTCAGCGTACGAACCCCGTTGATGCGCTTGTCTTTCCACCCAAGGATGGCGTCGACGGTGATCGGCACGAAGTACGGCCGCGCGCCGATCTTCGCTTCCGCAGCTTGCGTCTTCACCTCGGCGGTGTTGACCGTCGGGAAATCGACCAGGATGCCAACAAGGCCGGCGGCCAGCGCATCCGTGAACGTGGCGGCGGCAAATGCGTGCAGGTTCCGTCCTTCGAGGTCGATGTCCTCGCACCACGCCTTGATCTTGGCCGGCATGTCGTCGCCAAGCGTGACGGGCTTGGAGAACGGCTTTGCAGCCAGAACCTCGACGGTACGGGCGAATGCTGGGAACAGCGTCGCCGTCTTCAGGCGGTTCTCGTACGACTTCGCTTCCTCGTTCGGCCATTGCGGCAGATACTCCTTGCCGGCGGCGCGCATGGCAGACGTTCCGCCAAGCAGCGCCTGGATCAGGGCCCAGTTCGCGGCCATCTTTTCGGCCGCCTTCGAGCGAGTGCGGACGTTTGGCTGCTGATCCATGTGGTTCGCTTACATAACGAGGTTGGTGACGCGCGTCTGACGCTTCACGATCGGGAACATCTTCACCAGCGGGTATCCGCCGGCGTCGTTGACGTGGTCGTGCCCGGTCGTCTTGTCGGGTTCGCCGTTCTTGTCGTACGGCTGCTGCTCCAGCGCCTCGGTGTAGACCGGGCAGAGCCTGGTGTTCACCTTCAGCCGGCGCGCGCCCTGGTCGTTCAGGATCAGCGCGTTCACTGAGTTCAAACGGTCCTTCACGGCCGGGTTCGTCGAATTCACCTCGATCTGGAAGCCGGCGGCCTTCAAGATGGAGAGGTCCGACTCCGACGCGTTTTTGCTGCTCGTGTTCTGGCCGCTGGCGTCGGGGTAGATCTTGACGTGATGCCCCTTGTCCTTGAACCGCTCTTTGAGCAGTTTGGCCATGGCCGGGGTGTCACGCACCTCGGTCAGTTCCGTCACCGCGCGCGGCTCACCGTCCCGGATCACGTATCCGACGGCCGCCATCTTAAGCACGTTGAAGTCCATGCCGACGTGCAATGGCTCGCCCTCTTGCAGAACGTCGTCCGTATGGTTCAGCGCGCGGTCGAAATCTGGGTACACGGACCCAGATGTCAGGTTGACGAACTTGCCACGCAGGTACGCGTTGATTAGCTGCGGCGGGTAGCTCTCCCGCAGCGACGGGATATAGTCGTCCGGCAGGTTCAGCGCGTTGTCATACGTGCTGGCCTGGATCAGCCCGTACAGTTCGCGCAGCTTCGGCTTCTCGCTCAACTGCTTCACGAACTGCTGGTAGACGAACTTGAACCCTTCCGGGGTCGTCGTCACGTCCACGCCGTTCTTCAGGCCGGGGACCTTGTAGCGCATCCGCGCGATGATCTTGCGCCAGGCCATTTCGGCCTTGAGCAGCGGCATCACGTCCAGTTCGTCGATCAGCGCGTGGCCGATCTTGAAACCGACAATCTTTGCCGGGTGCTCCATGGAGCGGCAGATCACCGTACCGCGGCACTTGCGCCCTTCGAAGGCGTGCACCTCGTGGTTCGCCTGGTTGATCACCACCCGCAGCCCCATGGTGAAGGCCACCTCTTCCATCGTCTCGTAGAAGATGTCGCGGATGTGCGGGTAGGTCGGCGCGAAGTAGCCCTGATTGATGCCGGGCCAGTTCCAGAAGTGCTCGGCGATGGCCGTGCAGCCTACCCACGTCTTGCCAGAGCCGAACCCCGCCACGTAGGCGCGGAACTTGTGCGGCATCTGCAGGAACTGCGCTTGCGGGATGTTCAGCGTGGCTTCGATGCCATCGGACAGCGTCTCAATCATCCCCATCAGGGTCATCCCCCGGCCGGCGCGCGTCCTGCACCTTGAAAGTGAAGGTCTTCGGCGCTGGCGGTGTGTCGTCCGGCGTATCCCCGCGCAGGCGGTTGACGAACATGCCGCCAGTTTCCTTGGCAGCCTGCTCGAGCAACTGGCTGACCATGCCCATGTTCCCTTGCTTCTCTGCCTTCGACACCAGTCGATTCAGCACCCGGAGGCGATACGCCTGGGTGGCTATTGGAATCTCGGCCGTCGCCTTGACGAAGCTGTCACGGGTCGCGGCGAAGACGTCCCGCCACTTTTGGCTTAGAGCCTTACCCTGCGCCTTGGTCGGGTCGTATGCCTGCACCTGCATCCGACTAACTTCGAGGCCAAATTCTTCCTTCACGGCGTCCACTACTTGGCTCGGCGTGTCGTAACACGCCAGCGCCTGCACAATGAACGCTTTCACGTCATCGTTAAGCGTTGCCATAGAGAGCGATCAGTAAAAGTGGAGTAAAAGCTATGCGGCACGTAACAAACATGTGCCGCATGCCCTAGCGACGTTCAAGCGAGCCACCTCAGGCGCCGCGTTGCTGGCATCGATCAGCCGCGCCAGAGCCCCATCGGAATGGCCAACGCCGTATCTTCGTACCACCCCAATAAACTCCTCCACGTCGTGCCCCCGCATGGCCAGCTTGGGCAAACCTTCCTTCGTGAAGCGCGGCGACCCGAAGTCGTCGAGGTCGTGACCGATGTGGTAGAGCTCATGCTCTATGAGCGCACAGAATTCAGCGTCCGTGCATGTGGCGCAATATGAGGCGTCGAGCGTGATCAACCACCCAGGCACACGGCCGAACCACTCCGATAGCTGCTGCTCTTGGCGCCCGCGCTGCCATCGGCCCACCCGGAAGACGAGTTCCTCCGTCTGTCCGATGATCTTGCGCATCTTGCTCTTGTTGGGCTCCCCAGCCCAGAGATACCCAACGTCCGCATGGGCCAGGTGATCGTGGTCCGGGTTGTACAGCGGCGCACCGTCCCGGAGGATGTTGGCGTGCACCCAGTCGTTCAGCGCAGGCACCGGCACGTAAAGCGGGCCCCATCGTGTCCCATCCCACTCCCCCATGTTGGCGGGGGGCATCGGCCTGCCAGCCTTTTGGGTCTTCGTCTTGGCCATGGGTTACTTCCCGCAGCCCTCGAGAGCCGCGACATGCCGCGCCAATAGGTTGTAGGCGTCCGCCCGAGCGTATAGGTCATCCGCCGCACCCGGCAGAACGTGAGCCAACCCGGTCTTGCGGTTCAGCACAATCCCCGGCGTATCGAGCAGCGCGGCCTGAGCGATGCGGAGTGCTTCGGTCAGTTCCATCGCTTCAACCGTCGTTCTTCGGCCACATCGGTACGCCACACATGAGTAACCACAGACCGACGCAGTAGCCGGCGTAGGTCATTCCCCACATGGGCACACCTCAAGGAATAGAAAGGCCCGCCGAAGCGGGCAAGACGTGCAAGCACGCCGGGAGGAGACGCTGGTTGCGGAAGGTGGAATCGAACCACCGACCTACGGGTTATGAGCCCGTCGCTACTACCGCTGAGCTATTCCGCAAAACCGGTACACAAAAAAGATTACGAAAGTCCTTGCTTGGGTAATCGTTTTTGTTTACTATTCATTCATCGCAACAAACAACGGAGGTGCGGTGAAGCAAAGTGAGTTTGTCCGTTGGCTAGCCGATCAAGGCGCTACCTTCAAGCAGGGCAAGAAACACCTGAAGGTTTCCCTGAACGGCAAGCAAACGGTGGTGCCAAGACATGCTGCGGAGTTGAAGACCGGCACAGTCGAGGCGATCAAGAAACAACTCGGACTTAAGTGAGGGCGGCCCCGAAAGGGGCTTGTCCCACTCGCTTCACCTCACAACCAGAAACTGAGGACTGAGACCATGCAATATCCGGCACTGTTGGAACCTGCATCCGAAGGCGGCTTCGTCGTGACCTTCCGCGATATCCCCGAGGCGATCACTCAAGGGGATACCGAGGCGGAAGCCCTCGATATGGCTACCGACGCGCTTCTAACTGCGATGGACTTCTACTTTGACGACCAGCGCGCGGTTCCGGCACCCTCGAAGGCTCGCAAAGGCGAGCAGTTGGTGGCGCTTCCTGCCAGCGTGGCGGCAAAGGTGCTTCTACTGAACGAAATGGTCGCGCAGCAGATCCGCCCTATCGACCTGGCTGAACGACTGGGGACGACGAAGCAGGAAGTGAATCGTCTCATCAACCTGGAGCACACCACAAAGATCGATCGGATTGGCGAGGCGCTGGCTGTTCTGGGCAAGCACCTGGACGTTGTCGTCGCGTAACACCGTGGAGCGGGCTGCCGGGATCGAACCGGCGTCTCGGCCAAGCCCGCAAATGTCGGAGGGGCCGGTGCTGATCTCCGGCACAGAGTGGGGCACCATTTTTCATAGCAGCCAGCAGACTGGCCTAGGAGGCTCTACCCACGTCGGTTGTTTCCATTCCCCGCGCATCAGCCTGCGCATTCCCTCACGGCTGGCGGTTGGATTTGAACCAACGACCCTTCGCAACTATCGCATTCGGCTCTACCGACTGAGCTACGCCATGCGTGAGGCGCCTCGCTTTGCGCGAAGCTTCGTCCTTTAGGCCGGCGTGAAGTCCACGTAGAACTTGTCACCCGGCTTGAACTGGTCGAACAGCGCTGGATTCTGGATCGTGATGTCCAGGTTGGCGCAAGGCGTCCAGCGCGAGAACGTGTTGTCTTCGTCGCCGGTGCCATCAGCGTTGTACGGCTGGCCGTTGCCAACCGCGCATAGCTTCAGTCGTTCGCTTACCTTAACCATCGGGTCGCCGGGCTTGTGTTTCGGGCCGTGGCCTTCGCCAGCGGAAACTTCCATCACTCGCATCTTGGCGCGCATCTTCGACATGCTTTCTCCTAAGGGTTATGGTTAGGTCGGCGGGCTTCCACCGGCAACCCCGGCTCTCCTGTTTTCGAGCGCGCAGCCGGATTCTGAAATTGAACTACCGCCTTACGTGAAGGTTGAGGGGCGGGGTTCTCCATCTGCCCCGCAGTGGGCAAGACCGTCAGCTTTCGCATCCCCTCACGACTGAAACCTGGCGGGATCGCCGCGCCCGGCTAGCACGGGCATCAGGTCTCATGCGTGAAGGTGCCGGTTGCGCCCGGCGTCCCGTGTTAAGGGGACCGCTTCGCCGCCCCTGCGGGCCGCGTACAGATTGAGGGAGCCTTCCTTCCGACCCGTGCTCAGATCACCCGCGGTCAATCGCACGAATGCGTCCGCTGCCAGCTCCTGCGGTCCATGGCCTCCAAGGCGTTGCCATGCCACAGCGCATCTCTGCGCTATCCCTCAAGGTTGGCGGCGTCAGGGCGTCCCCGACCATCGCTCGGATGCTCACGCGCCTAGCACGCGAACACCGCCAAACGTGAGAGAGCCGGGCTCTCCCGGCCTTCTTCTGAGGCTTCTACCAACGGCTGAACGCCTTCGCCGCAGAAAAGTAGTTTGCCTTCTGCTAATCGTTGCGCTATAGTTCGCGCAAACGGCACATGCATTAGCATGTTGCTCATAGCCCACCCGACAAGGAGTACAGCCTATGAACAACGCCCTCTACACGTCATCCAGCGCCAGAAGACCGCCGGCGCCCGGGTGCCGCAAAAGAAGAGCCCGCGCGCGACCCCAAGTACCTGGCGCACGGGTCGCGCGCTAATCCGGAAGAGCCCGGGGGTTGCCCTCCCGCGCCAGAACACCAGACCAGAACAAGACGAGAGCCCCACCGCCGTGGGGCTCTTGGCTTTTGAGGGCCGCGTAGAATGGTCGGACCCCGTCCCAGAAACGCCAAGAGCCCGGACAATGCCGGGCTCTGCTGTTGGGTCGCTTCATTTGGTTCGGGTGACCAGTCTCTAAGCTAGCCGAATCTTAGCAAACTCGGCGCACATATGCAAACACTTTGCACACATGTTAGCTCTCGGGGCACAAAGAATGGCGGTTCAATGCCACATCCAGCTTCCTCACTTGGTTGCATGCCGCCAACAGGTCGTCAGCAAATTCACCCATCAACTGGTGCTTGCTAGCGCCGTCGGCTGTCTGATAGGTCAGCACAACGCCGCTGACCTTCCCGGCTTTGAAGTCCTCGAGCAATTGCTCCAGGACCATGACACCCTCACTTACCACTTCGCTGCTTCTTGGTTTTTCCATCGTCTTCCAGGGTAATGACCCGTCCCGTTTGTTTTTGATTCCCTTGTTGAACAGTCGCCTCGTCTACGGGCATCTCTACATCGTCCGTGCGGACGTCCAGCAACTCCGCGATGGCGCGGAGCTTGTTGCTCGGCACCGTCAGCAGACGATCATAGACCCTACGGGCGAGCAGAATTTCGCTCTCGTCCGTGTGCAGTTCATCCAGCCATCCAAACGGTTTCCCCATGGCGTGCTCGAGACGGCGGGCCATCTCGTCACCAATGGATCGAATCGCGGCCGGCCCGACGCACTGCGACAGGTATGACTGAGACGTGCCTGCCATCCGGGCGAGTCCGGAGAGGCTACCGATATCCCGCTCCAGCAGGCGCACGTTCAGTTTGCGGATAGTTTTGATGTCCATTTCGCTATTGTATGTGTCACCACATCGCTGTCAACACATGTTCGTCTAGCTAACCCGTTACTCCTGCTAAACTATTAGCGTCGCCATCAACAAGGAAAGGACGCGAAATGAACCTCCGGGAATGGCTGGAAGCCACGCGCATCAACGGTTCCGACATCACCTCGGGCGAAAGAGAGCGCCGACGCGAGTACAGAGCGCGGGTCCTGAAGCGCGCAAAGACCAGCATGAGCACGATCCGAATCTCGCACAGCCGCGGCAAGCTGGGCCGCGACCTGGCGAAACGGCTGGAAGCGGCCACCAAGGGCACCTTTGCCGAGTTCAAGCTGCTCGACCAGATGCCGGAGCTGCGCGGCAAGGTGGACAACGACCCTCCGCCGGCGGACCTTCCGTCTACGGAACTCCGGCCCGAGGACGCTAAGGGATTGCCCGAGGCCCTCACCGCGGAACTCAGCAAACGCGGGCAACAAGCCGCCGCCGAAGCCGAATCCTGACGAACTTCGACGCATGCATACATGTGTGCGTCGCTTTCGTGCATCACCGATCAATCGGGCAGGCGGTGGCCACCGCCGCGCGGGCTCGCCCTGGCTCGCGCCGCCCGGCCTATTTCTTGGGCAGTAGGGACTCAGAATGATGAGATACAGCAGAGTGGCGGTCGCCCAAGGGGGAGCTCTTCATGAGCGATAGACCCGCACCATACCCAGCCGACACCCGCGCCAAAGGGTGGCGCTTCGAGTTGGACTTAGAGCAGATCGACCAGTCCGATACATGGGCGCTGACACCCGCCGAGATTCGCCCCTGGCTGCTGATGCTCTGGGCCGTGTCTTGGCGTCAGACCCCATGCGGCTCCCTTCCCGATGACGACGAGTTGATCGCCGTCCGGCTCGGCATGGACGCAGATCTTTTCGCCAAGCATCGCGCCAAGCTCATGCGCGGCTGGTGGAAGGCTGAAGATGGCCGTCTTTACCACGACACATTGACTCGACGCGTCGTAGAGATGTTAGCGCTGCGGGACAAGGAGAAAAACCGCAAGGCCGAGTGGCGCCGGAGGCAGGAAGAAGCGCGGAAGGCTGCGGGAACACACGGGACAACACACGACGTCACTGATTTGTCCCACGGGACAGACGCCGGAAAGACGGTGGATTCTCATGGGACGGACGACACCAGAACCAGAACCAGTACCAGTACCTATATCTCTTCTATTCCTGACGGAATAGAAGGCGGCGAGCCGCCTGTGAAGACCGCCGAGCAGATGACCAAGGACGAGCTATGGGCTGCTGGCAAATCACTGCTGCAGCAGTCCGGCATGCCAAAGGAGCAATGCGGCAGCTTCGTGGGCAGGCTGGTCAAGGACTACGACCCTCAGATCGTCGTGGACGCCGTGCGAGCGGCGGTCGTCGAACGCCCTGCAGATCCCGTCGCGTACCTCAAGGCAGCCTGCCAGCGTATGAAGGGCGAACGCAAGCCGCCGAATCGGCAGGAAGCACTCGAAGCGAATAACCGAGCGGTAGCCGAGAGAGCAGCCGCAGAGATCCTTGGAGCCACGCAATGACCCCGCAAGACGTCGCCCCCTTTTCCGCATTAATCTCCGACGTGTATGCCTTCTATCGCCAGGACTCATCGACCTTTGCGGTCAAGGTCTGGTGGCAGGCAATGCAGCCATTCGACTTCACGGCCGTAGCCGACGCATTGAACCGCCATTGCGTCAACCCGGATTCCGGCCAGTTCATGCCCAAGCCGGCTGATGTCGTCAAGATGCTGCAAGGCTCGACGCAGGATAGCGCGCTGGTCGCATGGGCGAAAGTTGACCGTTCCGTACGGACTGTCGGCACCTATCGGTCTGTCGTCTTCGACGATCCACTCATCCATCGCGTGCTGACGGAAATGGGGGGATGGATCGAAGTCGGCCGAAAGTCCGAAGACGAATGGCCCTTCGTTCGGAACGAGTTCGTAAATCGGTACCGCGGCTATCGCATGCGCAGCGAAACTCCGGACTATCCGCCTCACCTGATTGGCATTTCCGAGGCGCAGAACGCAAAAGCTGGGTTCCATGTGGAAGCACCGCTGCTGCTGGGAAACCCGGATACCGCTGCCATGGTCGCCAGACGCGGCACCAATACCCCCCTCCTCCAAATCACGAGGCCCCAAACACAAGCGCTGCGATTGGTAGCGAACGACGCTCGTAAGACGGGTGACGAAACCACTCCCCAAGCCGCCTCTTTTTGACTATCATGCTAACGTGTTAGCGTTTTGTTTCGCTATTAGCCATGCCGACCTGCCTCACCTGCCAAAGCTGCAACCTCAAGAGCGATCCCGCGATGGCGCGGCTCGGTTGGGGTCACTGCGAGAAGGATACGCAAGCCGGCAAGTTCCGCGCATTCGAGCGAGAGATTGAATGCGACAAGTTTGAGCGCCTTTCTCAGGACCTCGTCGACAAACGGGTCCAGTGGGCAAGCCGTCGTTGAGGTCCCTGTCATGGCTCGAAGCAAGCGCCCTCGCAAGCAGTACCGGCCGAAGCATATCAATCCCGGAGCGATCGTCGACGCATTCGCCGCGCGACTGCCGATGGCGGTCGACAAGCAGCAAGACGTTTCACTGGTAGCCCACCAATCCCTGACGGCGCTGACGCAAGGAAAGGGATCGGATTTTGACGTGGGGTGCCTAGCCGTCGCGATGAACCTGTCGATGCTGCTGTCGGAGATCGGCGTAGGGCGCGAATACCTAAGCATCGCCATTGCAGGCCAGGAAGCCGTCATGCGCTGTAAGGCGCGTGCCGAGCGCACCGGCAAATGGGGATTGGACGGCCCCGGAATCGCGGCGATTGAGCAGGCAATTGATCTCCACGACCAGCAGCTCGAAATCGCAACACAAGCGCAGATGTCTGCCGTGCTGCGCGAGATGAACCGCCGCAAAGCCAACCCGGAACACGTATTCAGAGTCGAAAAGGAGAACGCTTGATGCCGTCCCCCGTCATGAGAACCGCGAAGGCCGACCGCGCCCGAACCGTGCGTCAGATCGAGATCGTCGACGCGCTGGTATCGCACGCCGGCCAGCAGTTCACCCTTGCGGATCTGGTAGCCCGCTTCGGCTCAACGCCGGAGAAGCTGGCAAAGATCGCCAACCGGGCCTCCGAGTCCGCCCTACTCCGCAAGGGTCGTGACGTTGCAGGCGACGTCGTCTACTGGGCGCCGACGATCAGCGAGCAGGAGGTCGAGCGCAACCGCCACAAAGGCGACATGCGCGGCTACGAAGCCTACGTGTTCTCGCACTGGCGGATCGCCGAAGAAGCTCCCTTTGCGAGGTACGCATGAGGATCTACGTCGCCGGTCCGATGACGGGGATTCCGGAACTCAATTTCCCCTTGTTTCACGCCACCGCCGAGCGCCTTCGCGCGGAAGGCTACGACGTCGTCAACCCAGCAGAAATCAACGCTGACCCGTCTGCAGGCTGGCTTACTTGCATGCGGGCCGACATCCGCGAACTGGTGACGTGTGACGCCATCTATCTGCTGCCTGGATGGGAGAACTCGCGCGGTGCGTCATTGGAAGCGCACATCGCGAGGAAGCTCGGACTCCAGGAATTCCATGACGTCCCGATGGTCACTGCTGATTTTCCGATCATCGCCATGGGTCACGGAAAGATCGAGGTCGGCGACGCTGTGTGGAGCGGCCTGCCAGCTCTGTGGTTCGGTAACGATGGCCAGGGGATGGGGGTTGTCCGAGATCGCAACGAACCCGCCAAAGAAGGGGAAACGCTCGCCGTCTTCACGTTCGCCAACATTGGCGGGCTTGAGGCCATCGAAGCGGCGGTCGCGCGCGTGCGCGAAAAAATCCTCGCAACCGAGGTGCCGGCATGACGATCCTCGCCATCGATCCAGGCACGACGGAAAGCGGCTGGTGCCTCTATCACCCCGAGCGCGGCATTCTCGGCGCAGGCGTCAAGCCGAACGATCTGATGCTGATGGAGATCGGCCACATGCCGGCCGACGCTCTGGCAATGGAAATGATCGCGAGCTACGGCATGGCGGTTGGCCGCGAGGTGTTCGAAACCTGCGTGTGGATCGGCCGTTTCGTCCAGGCATGGCATGCGCCAAACGAAGTTCGCCTGGTCTACCGCCGCGACGTGAAGCTGCACCTTTGCGGCACGACTCAAGCCAAAGACGCCAATGTTCGCCAAGCCCTGATCGACCTAATCGGCCCGCAGGGCACCAAGAAGGCGCCGGGCCCGACTCATGGGGTTCGCTCCCACGCTTGGGCGGCTTTGGGGGTGGCGGTCACTGCGGCACACCAAATTCGGGAGTCCACATGCCCGAGCCCCTGATCGCCCTCCCCGGCGTCGAGCAAGAAGGTGCCGCGGCCTTCGAGCGTGGGCAGGCCATGTGCATGCATGCCATGCCGAAGGGCTTCGCTTTCAACCCCTACCCGCCCGGCACCGTCCTGCACGACAACTGGCTGCAGGGGTACGCCGGCGCTTGGCGCGAGTCGGGCAAGCGGAAGTGAGTACAACCGATACGTTGTAAGCGGAATTTACAACCTTTGTGATGTAAGGAGCGCCGTGAAAAAGAACATCGTAGTCGCCGTCACCTTGGTCGCCATCGGCTTTGCCTTCGGATTCGGCCTGAAGCTACTGATGTGGCTCCTGATCATTGTCGGGGTAGCCGCCGGCGTGGCCTGGTCGCTGACAGCCGGCGGCAAGCTTGGCGAAGACGACGTCGAGGAGGTATTCCCCGATCCCAGACCGGAAGGAACGCCGGACGTGCGTCACCAATGGCGCGGCAACAGCGCCAAGGCGCCTCACGCGAAGTAAAGGCCATGAGCGAAATCACCCTCGTGCGGAGGCCAACGGCCGAGATCTCGCAGCCAGACCGGGAGGCAGCTCGACGCGTGCTCTTCGGAGCCGTGGACGGACTTGGGGAGAAGGGTCGGAAGCAATGGCGCAGGTTCGTCAACGGCCTCTTCAGCCTGGAGCCGGGCGAGATGGTCGAGATCATCACGCACAAGGCGCGCAGCGGGCCGTTTCACCGATTCCATATGGCACTCGAACAGCGTGTATTCGAAGCTCAAGAGCGGATCGAAGACTTTGAGCAGTTCCGCCTCTGGCTGAAGCTTGGCGCCGGACACGTGACGTGGATGCCTGGCGCGAAGGGCGGCGTGTTCCCTGTACCGAAGTCGATTTCGTACGCCAAGCTTGAAGAAGGCGAGATGCGCGAGTTTCACGAGGCGGCCGTCGCGTTCCTGCGCACGCCGCATGCGCAGCGCTACCTGTGGCCGGCGCTGAAGCCGGGCGCAGCCGAGCAAGCGGTTGAGGCAGTGCTTGCGGAGTTCGAGCGATGACCCTACGCGTCGTACCAATCTCCTTTGCAGAGGCGAATGCGTTTGTCGCACAGCACCACCGCCACCATAAGCCCGTCGCTGGCACGAAGTTCTGCGTGGCTGTCGCAACCGATGCCGCAGTGTCCGGTGTCGCGCTGATCGGTCGGCCGGTCTCTCGCGCGCTAGATGATGGCTGGACATTGGAAGTGAACAGGTGCTGCACAGACGGCACGAAGAACGCCTGTTCGATGCTCTATGCCGCGGCTTGGCGAGCGGCCCGCGCGCTCGGCTATCAGAAATTGATCACCTACACCCTTCCTGAGGAGGGCGGCGCGTCCCTTCGCGCAGCTGGTTGGCATGTCGTCGCGCAGACGGATGGCGGCACATGGAGTTGCCCAAGTAGACCGCGCGTGGATACGCACCCGACGCAGGGCAAGCTGAGATGGGAAGCGCAGTGAGCAAGATCCGCAAATCCGCCAACGGAAAGGACTGCCAAGTTCGTATCGCTGGCGTCTGCACCTTCGACCCGACCCACACGATCTGGTCCCACTACCGCGGCTCGGCCGGCGGCAAGGGCCTGAGCATCAAGGCGCTCGATCTGTGCGGCGCCTATGCCTGCACAGCCTGCGACGCAGTCTATGACGGCCAGCGCCCTCGCCCCCCAGGCATGACAAAAGAGGAAGTAGACCTCGATTGGATGACCGGTCACATCCGATCGCTCGTGATCCTGGCGTGCGAAGGTCTGATCTGAGCCACAGAACGTATTTCGACGGGAGAGATGAATGAAGGTATTCCGGGACACGGACGCCGTACTGCGCTGGGCGTATGCCCTGCCCCAGCAACCCATTTGCAAGGTGTCTGACGCCCAACGCGCCATGGCCGGCGCCAGCGCTACAAACAAGAGCGCCGACGGTGACCTGAGCATCCAGGACCAGCATGCCCAAGCCGCCATGATCCGCGGGCACGTGGAAAACCTGCCGGAGCTGCTCAGCGCCTACTGCTGGGCCGCCTACTCCTGGGAAGACCACGAGCGAAAGGCCGGCAATCACGTCCTCGACCAACACCTCGCCGAAGTAACAGCGATTCGAAACAACCGGATGCGCTTCTTGCTGATGCGCCGGCACATCGAGTTCGGCCAACACCGCTGCATGTCCTGCGAACGCATCGCAGAGAAGATCGGCGTCCATAAGAGAACCATCCAACGATACGAACCCGCAGTGAAATCGGCCATGCAGGCGGTCACCGCTCAATTTTTCGACGCGCTCGACCCCTACTTTGTGGGGGCTGGCCTGATATTGCCGTAATTTCTTTTGCTAATGTTCTTGCACACGTGTTATCTGTTTGCTACAGTGTGCACATACGTTAGCAAACAGGGAGCGCGAGATGAACAATTACCAGGTCACCTTCACAACGAGCCTCGGCACGATGCGCGTCGACGTTGCCGCATTCGACCGCGACGACGCTCAGGAAGCGGCCATCGACCTGATGGAGCAGGTAGGCGTTTGCCACGGCGAGATCGTCTCGATCCGCCGCGCCGATCTGCACTGATCGGAGCCGGCCGTGGACCGCTACCAAGCCGAGGACGAGATCGAATACAACCTGCGCGCCGGCGCCATCGACGAGTACGTCGACGGCGATACGGCACTGGCGGTGTTGGGCAACCTCGTCAAGCTCTTCCACGCCCGAGCCAAGCCGGGCATCCCGATGGTCGAGCACCTGCGCCAAGTGAATCTGGCAATTGCCGGCGAACTCGCCAAGTTCACCGAGCAGGTCATCGCCGACAACGTCGATTCCGTGATCACGGCCGCCGCCGAGGATCGTCGCAACGCCCGCTCCAACTACCGCGAGCGGGTGTCCGAAGCGCACCACTGAGTCTTCCCAGGAGAAGAAAAATGAAGAAGTTGCTCCTCAGCGTGGCGCTGATTGCGTCGACGCTGTTCCCGCTGGCCGCCCATGCCCTGGACTTCGAGGTCGGAGCGGGCGTCGCCCGGTACACCACGCGCGGAAACATGATGTGGTACCAGGAAGGCTTCCCGCACACACTGGATCTGAACGCCCCCGCCTTCGAGGCCGGTCTCGCAGACAACTTCTACCAGAACGGCCGCTTCGGCATCGACTGGCACGCGAGCTACGTCTATATGGGCAACGTCCACTCGGACGCCATTGCGACGCCGGTCGACAGCAACTACGACAAGGTCAACAAGACGTGCTTCGGCGAGTGCTACGCCATGTCACGGTACGTGGCCAACGGGCACAACCAAGGCATCAAGCTGACCATCGAGCCGAACTACACCTACATGGGATGGCGGTTCGGTCTCGAAGCCGGCGCCTACATGTTCCGGCCTACTTGGCACGCCACGGTCTACGACGTGCCTCCGTGCAAGACCTGCGAGCCGCAGACCCTGAATGTTGCTAGCGACAGTCGGATTCAGGTTGCGCCGGTCGTGGGCGTGTCGATCGGCCGCGGCGGATTCAGCGTTGCCGCCCTCCACTACTTCAACAAGACGCGCGGCGACCCGGCTTTTCCCATCTGGAAAAGCACCACGACGCTGATGCTCAAGTACCGGTTCTGAACACCCCTTTTGCGGTGCCCTGCATCCCCCCGCCGGGGCGCCGCCTTTCTATTTCTACTGAGTCTGCCAAATGATCAGAGATCAGTTCATTCTCGACATCGCTCCCGAGATCATCATCGACAACTTCGCCGGCGGCGGTGGAGCAAGCTGCGGTATCGAACTGGCGCTCGGCCGCCACGTCGACATCGCAATCAACCATGATCCCGAAGCGGTGCATATGCATACGATGAACCATCCGCAGACCGAGCACCACTGCGAGAGCGTCTGGGACGTCGATCCACTCGCCTTGGTGCAGGGTCGCCCAGTTGGTCTGGCCTGGTTCAGCCCAGACTGCAAGCACTTCAGCAAAGCCAAGGGCGGGAAGCCGCGGGACAAGAAAATCCGGGGCCTCGCATGGGTGGCGATGCGATGGGCGGCCCTCGTGCGCCCGCGCATCATCATGCTGGAGAACGTCGAGGAGTTTCAGACGTGGGGCCCCGTGCTCGATGACGGCACGCCTTGCCCGAAACGGAAAGGCGACACATTCCGCTCGTTTGTGCGCCAGTTACAGGAGAAGGGCTATGCCGTCGAATGGCGTGAGTTGCGCGCTTGCGACTTCGGCGCACCGACTATCCGCAAACGCCTATTCCTGATTGCACGTTGCGACGGGCAGCCCATCGTCTGGCCCGAGCCGACCCATGGCGCGCCCGATAGCCCTCTCGTTAAGGCGAAGCAGCGCAAACCGTGGCGTACAGCCGCAGAGTGCATTGACTGGTCGATTCCCTGCCCGTCGATCTTCGAGCGGGCCAAGCCGCTGGCCGAAGCCACGCAGCGCCGTATCGCGCGAGGCCTGCGGCGCTACGTCATCGGCGCGGCAAAGCCCTTCATCGTTACGCTTTCCCATGGCGAAGGAAAGCCGGGGGCGGCCCGGCGCTGGGGTTCGGGCGCCCGTAGCACTGACGACCCGTTCCAGACGGTTACTGCGAACAGTTCATATGCCGTCGTCGCTCCCGTTCTGACCGAATGCGCCAATGCGTCCGGGCAGCGCAGTTTCCGCACCGACGAGCCCCTGCGCACCCAGTGTGCCGAGGTCAAGGGCGGCCACTTCGCACTGGCGAGCGCCACGCTTGTGCAGACTGGATACGGCGAGCGTGCCGGCCAGGCGCCACGCGCACCAGGATTGGACAAGCCCTTGGGTACCGTCGTTGCTGGCGGAGCCAAGCACGCCGTGGTGTCCGCCTTCCTCGCCAAGCACTATGGCGGGAACTATGAGGGACCCGGTGTTTCGCTGACCGACCCGGCCAGCACCATCACGACCACCGACCACCACGCGCTGGTAGCGGCGCAGTTGGTCGGTTGCGGCGGCCGAGCCGGTCAGAGCCGCCCGCGCGACGCAGGCGAGCCAATGCAGACGATCACGGCCAAGGGCGATACCGCCATCACCACGTCGCACCTGGTAAAGCTGCGCGGCCAATGCACGGGAAGCGCGACGGGCGAGCCGGTGCCAACCATTTCGGCCCAGGGCAACCACATTGGCGAAGTGCGCGCCTTCCTCGTGAAGTACTACAGCGAAGGCGGCCAGGATCAGGACTGCCGAGACCCGATGCACACGATTCCGACTAAGGACCGCCTGGGCTTGGTGACCGTCGCCGGCGAGCAATACCAGATTGCCGACATCGGCATGCGCATGCTGGAGCCCCACGAGCTCTACGCCGCGCAGGGATTCCCTTCCACCTATGTGATTGCGCCGATCATGACCAATGGGAAACCGCTTCCAAAGCGTGCCCAAGTGCGTATGTGCGGAAACAGCGTCAGCCCTCCCATGGCAGCGGCTCTCGTGCGCGCAAACGCCCCTGAAATGGCTAGTTGGTCGGCAAAGGAAGCTAACGCAAGCAAGGAGGTCGCATGAAAGAGCGCCCCATCCTCTTCAGCGGCGCCATGGTGCGCGCCATCCTCGACGGCCGGAAGACGCAGACGCGGCGTGTGGTGAAACCGGTCCCCGACATCGTCCATGGGGACATCGTTGCCCGCCACACGCCGAAGGACATGGCGCTTGGGCGCCTTGGGGAGATCATCCCTTGTCCTTACGGAGCGCCAGGCGATCGTCTGTGGGTGCGGGAGACTTTCCGGTTCACGTCCGACTTCGACGGCGACAGCCCTGCACGCGTGGGCGAGCGCTGCATCGATGCCGGCTACACGAAACCTTGGGCCCCGATCCACTACGAAGCAGACGGCGAGCGCCGGGACTGGATGTGGGTCGGCACCCCGCCGGCACGCGACGTATCGCCTGGGAAGACTCGCGTCAGCATCCACATGCCGCGCTGGGCGAGCCGCATCACGTTGGAAATCACCAGCGTACTGGTCGAGCGGCTGAACGACTGCAGCGAGGAGGACGCGCTCGCGGAGGGCGTCTTCAAACCGGGCCCTAGCGGCAACCTTCCCATCGGCCCGTGCGTCGAGCGAGTCTCGGACGGGAACGAGATCGTCTACTGCCAACGTGGCATGGCTACCGCCGAGTATCGGGAGCTATGGGACCAGATCAACGGCGCAGGCGCTTGGGCTGCGAACCCGTGGGTATGGGTCGTCGAGTTTCGGAGGGCAGCATGAAACTCTTCACCGTGGAACTGACCGTAACCGCCGTGGTGATGGCAGATGACGAAAGGCACGCGCGCATTGTGGCCGACGCTCGAAAGTACGACATCCAGAGCGACAGCCTGGACGACTTCGACGTTATTGGAGAGTTGAAATCTCTGGACAGGCTGCCGGAGGGCTGGGATGCAGACTGCATCCCCTACGGCGGCGACGGCGAGACGCGCCTGAAGGATCTGCTGCCAGAGACTGAGCCGGTGCGCGACACCCGCACCATCGACATGTTTGAGGAAGCTGGGAGCCCGGCATGAAACCCCTGAAGGCATACGAGGTCTACGACGGCGGCGACAACTGGACGATTGTCTTCGCCACCAACTCTGCCACCGCGCGCCGTGAAGGCGCTAGCGAGTGCGGCTGCGACTGGGAGGACGTCGACCACTGCCGCCGCAGACCCGCGCTCGATCAGTACGCCCCTGGCCCCGTGCCGCCGCTTGCACTCATCGAGCAAGGCTGGCATTACGAGTGCGGCCACTGCGGCTGTCGCGTTGACGAGGACATGGATGACGTCGAGCCGGACCCGCACTTCGACGCGTCAGAGGTAGGCCCCGTTGCTGTGGGTCAGATGGTGTACTGCAGCCACTCCTGCGCGGCAATGGAGCGCGCGGAGCGGCAATCCCGGAAAGCCGCCGAGTCGGCGCTCATTGAGCTGGTGGAAACCAAGTTCCCTGGCAGCGCGGTGACCCACGTCAATGTCTATGGCCACCGCTTGGAAGCCAAGCACGGCCACGACCAAGCCTGCTTCACCTTTCCGGGCGGGGCGTTTCCCGCTACGTACAAGTTCGGGGAAGGCGAAAGCGCATGGGTGTCGCAGTGCGATCAGGATGCGTTCCGGGCGGCGTATCGCGGCGATGCGGAGGACTGAGTATGCTGACCATCCGCCTTCCCCGCCCTGCAGAAATGGATGACGCTCCTCCGCCCGCAAATAGCGCCAAGCGCTCGAAGGTGGCCATCATCGTCTACAAGTGCCCGGAGTGTTTCGAGGAGTTCGACGACGAAGAGGATGCCGTCGACTGCTGCGATGACGTCGATGAACCGGAGCGCGACCTAGCGAAGGCATGCTGTCCTCAGTGCGGCAACACCTTCGAAACGATCGAGAGAGCCGTCGACTGCTGCATGTGGCTCACCCATAGCCCGGCGCAGCGGTGGGAGTTGGCGCGCCAGCTCCGGATGTTCGGGTACCTGCTCGACAGCGCGCTCGTGGGGATGGTGACGGAGGGGCAGCTATGACCGCCCTCACCCCATGGAATCCCGACCCCCGGGCCGTGCGCCGCGTGAAAGCCCCGTTGCCAGCGCCGACGCACTGCCCATGGTGCCAAGCCCGTGTGTCGATCGTGAAGAACAGCGAGATCTACGGCAGCCCGCACGGTGACTGGCCGTGGATCTTCCTCTGCGGCAACAAAGAGTGCCGCGCCTACATCGACATGTACCCCGGCACCGGCATTCCGCGCGGGACGCTGGCCGACTCTGCCACCCGCCAGGCCCGCGGCTGGGCCAAGCAGCTATTCAGCGGCGTCTGGCAGAGCGGCCACATGACCAAGGCAGACGCCGTCCGCTGGCTGGCCGGCAAGCTCGGCATCCCAGAGGAGGAGTGCGAGATCGGCCGCTTCGATGTGCCGATGTGCCAGCGGGCGGTTACGGCTTGTTTGGAGCTGGCAAGAAAGGCGGCTTAACGCTCGACGTAAAGCAGCGCGTCCATTTCAGCACGCGCCGCCTCCTCCACCACACGCTTAAATCTTGCCAACGTTTGGTAGTTATCGGCGTACTGTTCTCTTGCTGAAGCCCTCACGACCTCAAGGTCCGGGCTCCGCTCCCTCGTGGCCTTCGATACGGCAGCCGCCACATCAAAAGCTATGCTCCCCATGCTAAATATATGGTACGCGTAATTTTCCACGGGCATCCGGAGATTTGGAAAGTACAGAGTCGCTATGACGCTCGCAGTATCCACGTCCGTCGAATCAAAGCTTTCTACAGTGCCCGTTGCACATTGCTTAAAAAAGTCACTAGCCTTCTGGTGGCTAGCCAGAATATCTCGAAGAAGTTCCTCAATCTTGACGCGCTTTAGCGCATTGGCTTCCCTCGCCCTCCACTCGGCATGACCGATCTCGGTTTTGATTTCCTCGGTGACTCGCGTGTTTTCCTGCAGTTGCCGCTTGAGGTCATCGAAATCATCTCGGGTTGCAAGATTCTCGGCACGGCGCTTGATGTATGCGCCTGCGAAGGAGGCAAGGAACGATGCTGCCAGGAAGAGGCACCAGTAAAGCCAGTTCTCGGCGATGCGCCTGGAAACGATCTCGGTCACGAAAGCTTGGGTGGTAGCGTCCATCATGACCCCGTGATCGCGTGGTAGATATGCCATAAGGCGCTGGTTCTACTATCAGCGCTCTTCAGACAGTCGGCTTCAACGATTCCGTCGGAGTTGCGCTGGCACATACCTGTCAGAAGCGCATACCTCTCATTTTCGACCCGCGCTATAACGTGAGAAAGGTAGAGCACTGCTGCAACGAGCATAACGAGAGCCACGTTCTTGAGCATTAATTTCCCCTCCCATCACGTTTGTCCGCCGCCGCCTGTGCCCCCGCAGGAATGGCGCCATACAATGCCTCCATCTCTTTCGGCACTGTAATGGTTGTCTGAACGACAAAGTTCAAAGCGGCGAACAACCTTGCCACGACGTCTGGCGTGTCGTCGACATTCATCTCACCGGGATGCACCGCGTTGTTCCCAACGACCCGTATGGCATCAAGTGCATGGCGCGCCGGCTCGGGAAGCCCCTTTTCCTTCACCAGAAACTTGATGTCCTCATTGATGTTTTCGCCCTTACCCCCCAACTCCCTACACAGCTTTTGTATTGCCAGTCGAAGAAGAGCAGCAGCTCCGCGCGGAGAAACCGCCATGATCGCAGCAGCCTCCTCGTAATCTTGCCTGCAGGCGTCTGGAAGATCAGGGTTGGCAGGAGGGGCGGCAGTCGCCGTGGGATGGATCAATCTCGGACCGTGCCATAGCGCAACACCCTTGCACGAGGCACACATTGAGGCAGCAAAATTCTTCATAAGGGGCGCAGTCCGACCAACGTTCTCTGCTAGAGACACTGGCCCGTCTTCTTTGTTCGCGAAAGGTTTGCCGCCTATGTCCGAAAACGCCAGCGCTCGCACCCAAGTCTGGTGCGCGTACGCTCCGCAGTGCGGGCAGGAAAATCGTTGGGCATCTGCTGATGGGGGTACGTATCCGTTAGTCATGTCTGTGGGTTAAAGACGGCCTTCGTTTACCTGCGCAATGATGACGCGGTCATTCTTGGAGTCGTAAGAGCACCGCTGGCCGGAATTCTACGATGCAAGGTGTTGCGCGCAGGAACGCTAACGTGTTAGCATAAAATGAAGCTTGACACTCGTGCGTCGCGTGGCTAACCTTTGCTCATCGCTGAGACAACAGCGATACGGGATTGGCGTCCCGGATACACAGGCGCACAACTAAGCCGCGCCGCATATGCTCGCGGCTTTTTTGTTCGCAACGCTTGGCATCTCCTATGGTGGGCCGGGCGAGGGGGCCGCAAGGCCCACCGGTTCCTGTGTTTCCGGCACGCCAACCTCGTTTCGGTCCACCACCCCGATTGGCGTCGGGGGGCGGATTACCCGCTAACACAGGAGTTGTCATGCAAGTATCGACTCGCCGCGCCGTCGCGCACCCTAAGCTGGACCTCTTCCGCGCTATCGAATGCGCCCGCGAAGCACGGTTCGACGAATTCCACACTAATCGTCGTCCGCTGCCGCACGCCTCAACGGCACAGCACGCTCATACCACTGGCTTGGGAGCGTGACATGTCGACCCTCTCATTCCGTTTTCACGAAGCTCATCCCATCCGAGTAGTCATGGTTCTGGACGAGCCTTGGTTCGTGGCTTCTGACGTATGCGCGGTACTCGACTATCGTGACGCTTTCAATGCTGTACGCATCCTAGATGCAGACGAGAAGGGTACTCACAATATGAGTACCCCTGGTGGCGAACAACGCGTCACCATCATCAGCGAGTCCGGCCTCTATGCCCTGGTGCTGCGCAGCCGCAAGCCGGAGGCACGCCAATTCCGCAAGTGGGTGACGGCTGAGGTGTTGCCGGCCATCCGGAAGACGGGGCGCTACGAGACGCCGGCAGCGCCGGTGGAGAGGAAGGTGGCGACGCCGACCGAGTTCCTGTCGCTTCCGTTCATCGACGTCAACTCCCCCTTCCGCTTCTGGTGCCTGCCGCTGGATGGATTTCCACATCCTCAAAGGCCACTACTGCGGCTTCTTCGGAACTCTTGGCCACGCCGCGTGGCTGACGGCCCGCAGCCCTGCCCTGACCCAACTCCACTGATTAATTCGGCGTCGCGCTCCGCGCGGCGCTGAATCCCACTTGCGCACGCGTTATTCTTTTGCTAATGTGTGTGCATGTCAGTTAGCAAACCGCCTGCGAGGAGAAGATGAACACTGGAACCGCACTGGCCACCCGAAACGAATTCGGCGCCCAAACCACCACCACCGCGCTCGTCGAGACCGCGTCCACCGCAGTAGCGGCCCAGGCGAAGGCCATGGTCGAAGCCCGCTATGTCATGGCCATGCAGCGGCCGCGCGACTGGGACCAAGTCCGTCAGACGCTCCTGCGCGAGTGCCGCCGACCGTCATTCGCCAATAACAAGAGCGCCTACTACCGCAAGCCGATCGGCCAAGGCGTCGAAGGGCTCGGCATCCGCTTCGTCGAGGTGGCGCTGCGCTGCATGACCAACGTCCTGGTCGAAACGACCATGATCTTCGAGGACGACAGCAAGGAGGTGCATCGCGTCTCGGTGACCGACCTGGAGTCGAACCTGACCTACCCGCTCGACGTCCGCGTGTCCAAGACCGTGGAGCGCTCGAAGCCGATGGACGATGGCAGCTTCATCTCCATGCGCAAGAACAGCTACAACAAGCCGGTGTACACCGTGCCGGCCAATGACGACGACCTGCTGAACAAGCGCGCGGCGCAGATTTCCAAGGCCATTCGGACGCTTGGGCTGCGCATCGTCCCCGGGGACCTGCAGGACGAAGCCGAGCGGATCATCAAGGACATCCGTATGGACGAGGCGGCGAAGGATCCCGACGCAGAGCGCAAGCGCATTGCCGATGCTTTCGCCGAGATCGGCGTGAAGGCGTCGGATCTGGTGGCCTACTTGGGTCATGCCCTGGACAGTTGCTCCCCGACCGAACTCGTCGATCTCCGGGGTATCTACGGCGCAATCCGGGATGGCGAAGCCACCTGGAAGTCCGTCATGGAAAACAAGGCCGAGCACGCCGGGGGCAACAGCGGCGACGAGAAGAAGCCGGAAACCAAGGTGACCCCTGTGTGCAGCGACGAGCGTTTCAAGGAAAAGACGCCGGAGTGGCGGAAGCTGATCCTCGACAAGAAGAAGACGCCGGCCGACCTGATCGCGATGATCGAGACGAAAGAAAAGCTGACCGAAGACCAGAAGAACACTATCGATAGCTGGAGCCACGAGAATGACTGAGCGCGTCACACACAGCCTGGTCCAGGGAACTGATGAATGGGCTCAGTTCCGCCTGACGAAGTTCGGCGCCAGCGAAGCGGCAGCCATGCTCGGCATTTCGACGAAGGTCAAGCGCAACGAACTGCTTCATATGAAGCACACCGGCACGCCGCAGGAGTTCAGCGACTGGGTACAGACGAATATTTTGGACTACGGCCACGAAGTCGAAGCGCTGGCTCGCCCGATCATTGAAGAAATCATCGGGCAGGACCTGTACCCGGTGACGCGATCCCTGGGGCTACTGTCTGCGTCCTGCGACGGCCTGACGTTGGACGACGAAACCGCGTTCGAGCATAAGCAATGGAACGAGGCTTTGGCCGCCTCGGTGCGGGCCAAGGTATTGCCGGACGAGTATCAGCCCCAATGCCAACAAATCATGCTGGTGCATGACGCCAAGCGGGTGATCTTCGTCGTCTCTGACGGCACCCGCGAGAACATGGAATACATGGAGGTCCATCCGGACCAGGCGTGGCAAGAGCGCATCATCGCCGGCTGGGCGCAGTTCGAAAAGGATCTCGCCGAATACGTGCCCGTCGACATCCCTGTGAAGCCCAAGGCCGAAGCAATGATGGCGCTGCCCGCGCTGGCTGTCCAGATCCGAGGCGAAGTCATCGCGAGCAACCTGCCGGCGTTCCGTAGCGCTGCCGAGACGTTCATTGCGAACATCAAAACCGACCTGAAGACGGACGAAGATTTCGTCCAGGCCGACGCGACGGTCAAGTTCTGCAAGGAAGCCGAGGACAACCTCGAAGTAGCGAAGAACGCGGCCATCGCGCAAACGGCCAGTATCGACGAACTGATGCGCACGGTCGACCACATCAAGGCCCAACTCCGTGACAAACGGCTTGCGCTGGACAAACTGGTCGAACAGCGCAAGAAGCAGATCAAGGAAAACGCCGTCGCCGAACGACGCCAGAAGTACATGGCGCACGTTGCTGCGCTGAACGCCGAACTGGGCGAGGTCAGCATCGTCGTCCAGGCTCCCGACTTCCTGGGCGCGATCAAGGGACTGAAGACCATCGCCAGCCTTTACGACAAGCTCGACACGGCCTTGGCAAATGGCAAGATCGCCGCCGATGCGGCGGCCAAGGATCTCCGCGCCAAGCTGGACTGGTACAAGCCGCACGCCGAACACGCTTTCCTGTTCCGCGACCTGCAGACGCTGATTCAGAAGCCGGTCGAAGATTTCCAATTGGCAGTGACGACGCGGATTGCCGAGCACAAGCGGAAAGACGAGGAGAAGGCGAAGGCTCAGGCAGAACTGCAGCCGATTATCGAAACGGCAACGCCGCGACCGCTCGACCAATCGCCGATCGTTGTCGCTCGCCCGGTCGTTTCACGTTCGGCCTCGACCAGCGCCCCAACACTCCGCTTGGGCCAGATCAACGAGCGACTCGCACCCATCACGCTGACGGCCGAAGGTCTGGCTTCGCTCGGGTTCAAGCATGCAGCGACGGACAAAGCCGCACGGCTCTATCACGAAAGCGACTTCGAGCTGATCTGCGCAGCATTGACCCGTCATATCGAGGCCGCCCTGCACAAGCAGGCCGCCTAACCGCATCCCTGACAGGAAGACCGACCATGCAGAGAAGAACGCCCGAGTACATCGAATGCGCGCGCAGCATCATGCGGGACCATTTCGAGGACCTTCCGCCTGACTTCAACGTGCGCGTGCTTGCCCAACGTATGCCGGAGCACAAGCCATCCATGATTACCAATGCCCTCCGCCACCTGGAGACGACCGGGGTAGTCCATGCCCCGGGCGACAAGACGTACGACGGCGCGACCGGCCGGCGCAAGGTGGCAGTCATGGTGTGGCGCAAGGGACCGAACGCCGGCCCCCGAGCGATCGCGCGACGCGGCGGCAACACGCATGTACCGCCCAGCGAGGCACTGGCCCGGCTCGGCCTGTCTTCGCCACACGACAAGGCGAAGGAACTCCAGTTGTACATGGCGAACGAGATTCCGCTGGAGAACATCGCAGGGGCGGGCGAGCACCCGGTCTACTACGTTCCGCGCGCCTGGCTGGATGAGCGGGCGCCTGCGCCCGCAGATCCTGACCAGAGCGCCGAACCCAATACGACCAGTTCGGAGGGCCTGCCGGCCGACCCGCTGTTCACGCTGCTTTACGAGGTCGTAACGCTGCTCCGCACGCTGGTGTCGCGTACCGGGCCCGGACAGTACCGCCTTCCGATCTAGGAATTAGGCCATGAACCTCACTCGACTCACATTCGACTTCGACGGCCATAAGGTCGAGGTGACCGGTTACCACTACGCCGGCTACTCCGGCGACGTATCGCCGCCCGAGCCGGAATCGTTCTCTATCCACCAAGCCGCCATCATCAAGCAGGCTGACGCTGATGACCCCGTTTCCGTGGACGACCTGGACGAAGACGAGCTCGCAGATGCCGCCCTGCGCGCGTGGAGGGATCGAGAAGACGATGCCCGCTCGGACCTCGCCTATGCATTTGGGGAAGATCGCTGGATGGAGTCGAGGGGCTACCTGTGAAAGCGGCCGACGTCAGAGCGGTTATTGCCGGCGCCCTTTACGGGTTGGTGCTCGCCCTGCTTCTTGCCGCCTTTATTTTTCGCCGCATTGGCTAACATGTGTGCGATTTGCACACTCAACAAACATATACCATGAACCACACAACGGACCCGAAGGACTGGATCACCCCGGACCGATCCCTGTCGGAAGAGCCGGCATCCGAGCCGACCAAGCGCTGCATCGGCTGCGGCGCAGAAGTCATCGACGGCGAAACGCCCCCCTGCGGCCACTGATCATGGAGAGCCTGGCAACCGGCCATTGGCTCGCGGACGAGCGCGGCGACGTCGTGCATGCCCGCCTGCTGCCCGATGTCCGGCTTTCCGTGGAGGGCGAGTTCGCGTCGCTCGACAAGAAAGTGGCAGCCGCCCGGTACATCGCCCACTGCCTGAACGTGGCGATTGACTCCACGCCTGTAGACGACAACCCGGCGGCGGAGCGCATCTACGTGGGCGGTTCCGGTGTCAGCTTGACTCCGGTGCCAGACGGCGTCGAGTACGTCCGCGCGGATATCGCCGCGACGCTTTCCAAGATGACAGGCCGGTTGGCCGAACTGATCAACGCAATGGCTTCCGCCCACGCGAGCGAGCGGGCACGCGTGCTCAAAGCTTTGGAGGCGGCAGCCCACATCGCCATCATGCCCGACGAATGCAAAGGGCTGGCCCACGACCGGTGCTACGAGATGGGCGCCAGGGAAGGCGGTACCGCCGTCCGCCTAGCCATCAAGCGCGAGGTCGCGGAAGCAATGAATCTGGAGGAGTAGAAATGTCCAAGAGGAGACCCCGCGAGCCGGGCAAGACAGTATTTGGAACGAACCGCCTTCGGCGCCCTGCGGCGATCGGCGAAGAACTCGAACGGCTGGCCGGCGAGGCGATGAAAGCGTTCGCGTCAGTCGGAGCTGGCGGCTTGACGCGCGCCGAACTTCAGCGACGCATCGATATCGGGCTCGACGGATCGTTCGCCGCAATTAAAAAGCTCCACAAAGAAGGGCAAATCTACGTCGCTACATGGCGTAAAGGTCAGCCCGCGTATGCTGCCGGCCAGTTGAATGACGTGCCCAGACCGGAACCCTATTGGACTGGCGGCATGCGAGGAAAGAAGGCCGAGAACGACGGCAGTGATTTCGCTGAGATCGCGCGCACCGAGGTACTCAACGCCCATGCAAAATGGGCTGCAACCTGGGTGCCGCACCGCGACCCGGCCGCAGCATGGATTGGAGGTGCAGTTTGATGAAACCGATCTATCTTGATCGGCACGCGGCCGCAGCCGCCGTTAGCCTGTCAGACACAAGCCTGGAAAAGTTGGTGCGCGAAGGGAAGTTTCCGAAACCGCGGGTGCTATCTGGACGCCGCGTCGCCTGGTTGACGCGGGAGGTCGAAGAATGGGCCGAAACACGGCCCGTATCAGACCTCCCTCCTCCCGCCAACACATCACGGCGCGGCTGATGGTCGAGCTGACGCCAGCGCCTCAAGCCTGGCGGACAGCTTGCCCAGCCACTCGTGCCGCTCTTTATCGTAGGTGTGCCGATTGTAAACACCCTGCACGCCGGGAAGCATATGCCCGAGGATCGACTCCGCAACCTCATTTGGACAGCCCATTGAAGCGAGAATCGTTCGGACGGTCCGCCGAAGGTCATGCGGGGCCCAGTGCGTGACCGTTAGCCGGGCTCGTTTGGCCTTCGGACGAGTCTTAGAGTAAGGCTGGTGATAGAACACCGCGGTCTGGATCGCTTTTTGTTCGATCGACCCGCCGAATCTTGATGGGAACAGGTAGCCGCTTCCTGCAACCGCAAGCCGACGCCTGACAATTTGCTCGGCTTGACCGAACAGCGGCACGCGCAAGTCCGTCGCGCCCGCCCGCTTCGCGTTCTTGGTTTTTTCCTTCGGGATCGTCCACCAAAGGCCACCGGACTCTTCCTGGATCTCGCCCGCTTCCATGCTGACGATCTCGGAGCCCCGCGTCCCGGTCCAAAGATAGAGCGTTAGGACGTCGGCAACGACCCGGCTGAAGTTCGGCAACCAGCGGATCAACTCTCCTACCTCAACCTCCGAAAGTACCCGCTTTACCTCGCCGATCGGCTTGCCTTCGATCATCTTGCCGCGGCTCTGCAGCCGGCCGCGCATGATCTGTCGCCACCAGTTGGCAATGGCCGGATCGAGCCGGCCTGAATCTAGGCCATAGTCCCAGGCGGCGCCCAGTTCCGAGCGCAGCTTCGCGGCCTGGACCGGGATATGGGCATGCGAGTCCAGGAGGTCGAATGCGCGCGCCCTTGTCACCTCTTCCGGTCGCAGGTCGGCGAAGTCCCCCAGCATTGTGTCGAACATTCGACGGACTTCCTTTGCTCCCTTGGCTGTTCTCTTGCGCTCAATGTGACCGACAAGGAAGTCATCGCACAGCCGGCGCACTGTATAAGGGCCCGGCTGGGGTAAACTGCCCTCCGATACCGACCGCGCCATGGTTCGCGCTGCCTTTTTCTCGGCGGCGACGTCCCGGCCGCTATCGCGCACAGCCCTCAGCCGCTCCCATTCGACGATGGCGGCGGCCGGAGACATCGCCGGCCAGGCGCCGATCTTCGACTGCTTCATTTTCCCGTCGATGGGTGACTTGTAGCGGTAGATCCAGGTCCGCCGCGTGACGGTGCATTCGAGACGCAGACCAGGATGGTCGGCGATTGTCATATGCTCCCCGGGCTTGAGCAGCTTGGCTGCGCGCGCGTCGAAGTACAT